CAAACATAGAATCACAAGAAGACCTAAATGAGAGAGTTAAGGTTGCGTCATTTATAGGTACACTACAAGCGGGATACACCTCATTCCACTATCTAAGAGAAATATGGCAACAAACAACCGAAAGAGATGCTCTAATAGGTGTCTCAATGACCGGAATTGGTTCTGGAAAAGTATTAAACTATGACATGTCAAAGGCGGCCAGTCTAGTAAAAAGAGAAAATACAAGAGTTGCAAAGTTAATAGGGATAAACCAATCAGCAAGATGTACAACAGTTAAACCTGCAGGAACAACTTCATTAACATTAGGAACTTCATCAGGTATTCACGCTTGGCATAATGATTATTATATTAGAAGAGTTAGGGTTGGTAAGAATGAAGCTATTTACACTTATTTATTAAATAACCATCCAGAATTGGTAGAAGACGAATACTTTAGACCACACGATACAGCGGTAATTAGTATACCACAAAAAGCACCAGAAGGTTCTATAATGAGAACAGAGTCACCTTTCCAACTACTAGAAAGAGTTAAAAAAGTCGCTACAGAGTGGGTAAAAGCAGGTCACAGAAATGGTTCAAACTCACACAACGTGTCCGCAACAATTTCATTGAGAGGTCATGAATGGAATGCAGCAGGAGAGTGGATGTGGGAAAATAGAAAATCTTATAATGGCCTTTCTGTTTTACCTTATAATGGTGGGACGTATACACAAGCACCGTTTGAAGATATTACTGAAGAAAAATATTATGAGATGATGAAATCATTGAAGGATATAGATTTGTCTAAAGTTGTTGAATTAGATGACAATACAAATTTAACTGGTGAATTAGCGTGTGCTGGGGGGACTTGTGAAATAGATGTTGACTTAAATAAAATAGAAGAATTGAGTGAAACTGAGGGGTAATAATGAAAAGGAAAGACGACTGGATTGAAGAACTATATTATAAAGAATTTGTAAAACCAAAATTAGAACCTACAGATTTTTACTGGGAAGATGGTAAAATGGTTATGACTGAAGACTACCACAAAAAAAGAGGATATTGTTGTGGTAGTAATTGTAGACACTGTGCTTACCAACCAAGTAAGAGTAATACTATAATAAACAATACCACAATAAACTAATCTTAGAAGTATTTATATAAAAAACTTATAATGCCAGAATTCGGAACATATGGGATAAATTTTCCTTTAAATAAGAGTAGATTGGGGTACATGTTTGATTTAACAGACACTCCAGAAGATGAGATTAAAGCCGATTTAATCCACTTACTCCTAACTAGGAAAGGTATGAGGTATTTTTTACCTGATTTTGGAACTCGTCTATACGAATACATTTTCGAACCAATGGACACCCCAACGTTCGATTCTATTGAGGCAGAGATAAGAGAACAGGTTGACAAATACATACCTAACCTTAGAATTGATAGTATACAAGTAACACCTCTTCAAGAAGCTGAAGAAAGTGAAGGTACTTTAGTAAATACAAACGATGATAGAGTATTTAGAGTGTCAGGAGCTGCAGCAGAAGAATATACAGCTAAAGTAAGAGTTGATTTCACCACTACTAGTAGTGCGTTCGAAACTAAAGATTTTATAATAATTAATTTATAGTGGCAAATAATAAAATATCATACACAGACAGAGATTTTGTTGGACTAAGAACCGACCTGTTAAAATACGTCAGAGAACAATATCCAGAACTAATCCAAAACGCTAATGACGCTTCAATCTTTTCTGTTTTATTAGATTTAAATGCTGCGATTGGAGATAACCTTAATTACCACATAGATAGAAGTCTACAAGAAACGGTATTAGAGTATGCACAACAAAGGTCGTCACTATATAACATAGCAAAAACCTATGGTCTTAAAATACCCGGCAATAGACCTTCAGTAGCTGTGGTTGACCTTTCCGTTACGGTTCCAGTTATGGGTGATAAGGAAAACACTAGATATCTAGGACTATTACGTAGAAATTCACAATTTAAAGGTGGGGGACAAGTTTTCGAACTAGTAAACGATGTAGATTTTGCAAGTGCTTACGACAGTAAAGGTTTCCCAAACAGAACCAAAACACCTAATTTTGACTCAAACGGAAATGTTATAAATTACACCATAACTAAAAGAGAAGTTGTAGTAAATGGAGTAACTAAAGTATTTAAAAAAGTAATAACTAGTACGGATGTTAAACCATTCCTTAAAGTTTTTTTACCAGAAAAAAATATTTTAGGAGTGACAGCAGTAATGCAAAAAGACGGAACCAGCATACAAGCCTTACCCAAAAATACAGATTTTATAAACGCAACAAATAAATGGTACGAAGTAGAAGCGTTAGTACAAGATAAGGTATTCGTAGAAGATAGTACTAAAAAATCAGATAAACCAGGAATTAAAATAGGACGATGGCAAAACACAGACCAAAGATTTATTAGTGAATACACCCCAGAAGGTTTCTTTTTTATGACTTTAGGTGGTGGAAGTAGTTCCGCTGAAGACTCATTAGATGATTTAACGTCAACAGGTTATAAGTTAGATTTAAATCAATATATGAATAATTTATCACTTGGTAGAGCACCTCAATCTAACACAACTATTTTTATTCAGTATCGTGTAGGTGGTGGTAAAGGAACTAACGTAGGACCTAATAGTGTTAATACGATAGCCAGTATAGATTTTGCAATCAATGGACCTATAAGTAGTATTAATTCAGCTGTACGAGACTCTTTAACTGTTAATAATGTAACTTCAGCAATTGGAGGTGCAAACCAACCTAGTGTAGAAGAAATAAGAAATTATATTTCGTTTAATTTTTCCGCACAACAAAGAGCTGTAACAGTAAATGATTATATTTCTAGAATACAAACAATGCCTAGTGTTTTTGGTGCACCAGCAAAAGTAGGGGTAATGGAGATAGAAAATAAGATTTTTATAAATCTATTGTCTTATTCTGAAGATGGTTCACTAACATCTAAAGTTAGTACTACGATGATGAAAAATATAGCAGAGTACTTATCAGACTATCGAATGTTAAATGATTATATAAGTGTTACGTCAGCAGAAGTAATTGATTTATCAGTTGAAATGGACTTAATAGTAGACCCAGGATATAACCAAGCAGACATTATAACTAACATAATTGATAAAACTACCACTTTTTTTAGTCCAGATAATAAAGAAATGGGTAAAGATGTTTTTACTGGTGAACTAACTAAAGACATAGTAAATCAACCAGGTGTTATAAATTTAGTAGACCTTAGATTAATCAATAAAGTAGGGGGTGATTACTCGGAAAATACGGTATCACAGCCTTATAAAAACGCATCTACAAAAGAAATAGCCTTAATTGACGGTACGTTATTCGCACAACCTAACCAGATATTTCAGGTTAAGTTACCGAATAAAGATATAGCTATAAGGATTAAAACTTTATCCCAACCATCCATCACATAATTAGATTTACAAATAGGTAGTGTATATTACTTTTAATTTTGACAGAACAAATATTTATCTGTTAAAGTAATCTATGCCCAAATCATTTAGAATAAGAACAAAAGTAGGTGAAGATAAGTTTGTAAAAGTAAACTTGCAACAAGACTTTGACCTTTTAGAAATTTTGAGTCTCAAATTGACCCAATCAGAAGTGTATGCTCGAATGTGTGCAGATTACGGAGTTGTTGTTGGAAGAGTGGTCGCAAATAGTGGATTGGGTGTACCAAATGCAAAGCTTTCTATTTTCATTCCTTTAACCTCAGAAGATGAACAGGATGACGCAATAACAGCTATGTATCCTTTTAAAGATGTTACAGATAAAAATGAAGAAGGGTATAGATATAATCTTTTACCTACCACTAAACAACATAATAGACACACACCCACTGGAAGTTTTTTAACAGCAGAAGAGACCATATCCAACCCACTTAAATTAGAAGTATTTGAGAAATACTATAAATTTACAGCAAAAACCAATGAAAATGGTGACTACATGATTTGGGGTGTACCATTAGGTATTCATCAAATGCATATGTCAGTAGACGTAAGTGACATTGGATGTTACTCTATGAAACCATTCGATTTTGTTTCACAAGGTGTCTCAATAGAAAACTTTAAAAATTCCGCAATATTCAATGAGTCAGAAAATTTAGATACACTACCACAAATAGTAATTCAAAATAAAACTGTAGAATCTGTTTCATTTTGGGGTGATGATGAAATGTGTAATTCTGGTATATCTAGAGTAGATTTCGATTTGAGGGATTCTAATGTTGAATTTAGACCCAACGCTTTATTTATGGGTAGTATTATTAGTGATGATAATAGTGGTAGTTTAGGGTGGCAGTGTGGTCCTGGAAAAACCCAAGGAGATGTATGTAAATTAACTACCGGTAGTGGTAAAATAGAAGCTATACGATTTACAGTATTCGAATCTGGTGATGAAGAAAATCCAGATTGTTCATGTAGACCCAAACTAGAAAAAATTAATTTACATAATATAGACGGAACTGGTTCATTTGTGGCAAAAGTACCGATGAACTTAGATTATGTTTATACGGATGAATATGGAAATGAACAAATATCAGACAACCCAGCAATAGGGGTACCTACAAGGGGAAAATATAGATTTAGAATTAGTTTTGATAGTGAAACATCATCAGGTACCCGTAAAGGAAAATACCTAGTACCAAACATTAGAGAATATACCTCAGATTTTATTGGAAGTTACGCGTTTAGTGAAGACTTACTAGATTACCCGAATGCTTCACACACTACTACAGCGGCAAAATGTACCAACTTTTTATCCTCACCAGCATTCTTAGGTGAAGATTATTTTTACGAAATGTTTCCGGACAGGGTATATACATTAACCCAATTCATAGACCTTTATAGAAATGATTATGCTCAAACACCTTTTGATTCAGGAGCAGACAGTGCCGACATCCCAGGTAGGGGTACGGTACATAGTGGTTATGGGGCTAAAAGAAATAGATGGGACTTTATAGGGATAAAGAGTACCAATCCAGCTAAAGAAGTAGACTGTAGTGGAAGTATAAAAGAATTTCCTGCAAATGATGGGTTTAGAGGAGGTTCCTTTATTTTCCTTATAACCCAATTAACATTATTTTTAACCGTTTTATCCATATTTGTACCGTACATTCTTCTAGCGGTAATGGTGGTTTTTGAAACATATGGTCTTTTAATGTATATTGCATTCGCGGTTAATGATTTGGCTAATCAAATGACTTCAATACTAAATATTGTGCTTGGTTTAGGAGCTTTACTTCCCATAGGTTCAATTTTAAGTGCGGTAGGTTCATTTGCTTTTGCTTTAATACAAGTGGCTATTGCGATAACTATGACAAAAATGTTGGTAGGGGCAGTAACTTCTATGAAGTATAGATTACCACTAACCAAATATGAAGAATGTGAAGATTGTAATTGTGGTTCGTTTTTTGATATGGATTTTCCAGGAATTTGGGGGGCGGGTGACATTCAGCAAGCTTCAGGTAACCCACTAGTGGATGACCCCAATTGTCAAATTCCAGCGTTAAAACAAAGTAATAAATTATATTACAGTGAAGAACATGGTGAAGATTTAGATGATGGTGAAAATAAAACAAGTATGGCGGGATGTTATACTATTAGTTATGATGGGTCTGGATTAGAAGCATCTTTTACAACAGCTATATGGACAATGATAGCAATTGGAGCTGCGGCCGCATGGATACCTGGGGTTGGAGCAGCATTAAGTGGTATTTTATTAGGTCTTATTATAGATGGTTTTACCATAGCAATTGCGGTTTTCCTATTACTTAGACTTGCGGTTATATTCTTTGGTCTTAATGAATGGAGAGTAAGGAAAAATATATATAATGGATTATGTCAAGGAATATTTAATATGGGATTCTGGGCTTCTTGGATTAGAGGTACTTTATACCATTTTAGATTTGACAATAAAAAAATAAAAACTACAGACCCATCCACACTTACAGAGACCACAACAGATTATTTTTGTAGAGACATTATAGTAGGTCCCGATGACGGTTTTACTAACCCTAACGAATATTATTATAGAAGTTGTCCCTATAATCCAACCACGGGACTGTTTCAATCATCAAATCCTACAGCGGGAGGACTATTCCAATACGAAAAACCAGAAAATGGTGGAAGTGCAACCATAAACTACAGATTGTTTTACAAGGGAATAAATTATCCAACCACAATATTAGAGTTAGGAACATTTGAAGATTTAACCACCAATAATTCTTGTATAGATTGTGATAGTGAATTGGATAATGATTTTTTTGTAGACAAATTACAATCTTCTTCAGCTCAATCTCCAGCAGGAATTTTAGATTACTTTATTAACCAAAAATTAATGAATTATAATTGGAGTGAAATACAATTTGCGGGAGTTAATAACTGGTTTGGAGGTAATAGGTCATGGCAAACATTTAGTTTTCCAGCAACTGGAGGTTCACCTAATAGAAACAAGAGAAAACTAAAAGCTAGTAGTGCTGGTATTAGTGGTGGTCAATATAGACTACTAGATGGGGATATTGCACAAGCAGTATCTTTTAATAATGAAATGTCTATTTTTAAGTATCAAAGTCCTTTTTATTACCCAACAGACCCAAACTATGGACCATTACCACCTGCAATAATTGACCCTAATATCAACAATTTATACGCTAAGAAAGAAATGAAGGTTGACAGTATGGATTTAAGAAGTAAATTAATGGGTCAGAGTGGGGGGTATGCGTATTCACAAGTAATACCATACTATCCATGGAAAAAAACTAATGTTAATTTTGGGGATAGGAATAATAATTGGGACGCTGCCGACAACTCAACAATGAGCCTAGTGGTAAATAAAGCACAACCAGGACCAATAATTGTCCCACCAACAGGACCTATTCCGGACCTTATACCATCTAGTTCTGAAGTATCAATGGGGTACTACCATTATTATTTCGGGTTATACCAAGGAAATAATGCTTATGATAAATTTGTTAATGGTTATATGCCACCTTTAGATTAGATTATGGGAAATAGAAAAAACATACTAAAAGTAATACCAAGTAAGAAATTTGCTGGTGCAACTGAAGAAGATTTAACTTTTCAAGTTTCACTTAACGACACTTCTAGGCCTTTAATACAAGGAGATAGAACAGTAAATTTGAATATTAATGAAAGGTTCAATGATGAGAGACAAAATATAAGTAATTATAGGGTGTACGGTAAAATATCACCTTTTGTAGATAATGATTATGGTGGGTTAGCTATAAATACAGATACAACTTCCAGCTCCAGTGGATTTACAACACTATTATTTCAACAATTATATTATCTACACACTTCAGGAGGTACCGCATCAACACCATGGCCAGGATACCCACAATTTCAAGAATTTGATTTTAAAAGAAAAGATGTTGATGAATTTGTATCTACAACAACCAATTGGAACATGTTCCTTAGTTACCCAGCTGAATGCATGAGTGACCAAAGAATGTGGTACCAAGCAGAAGAATCCCCAACAACAAATGGAATAGCTTTTTTAGCACATCAAGGAATCGCTTTTTACACAAAACAAATAACACTTAACGGTAGGGATATGATTAGATTTTATTGTTCCGCTCCACATGGGTTAACCACAGGTGAATACGTGGTACTAAATATGGATAACGGTCAGGGGACCACTTACACTCTTAGAGATAATACTTTTCCGGTGTATAGTATAGGTGATGAAACTAGAAATTCCTCAGAAAGAGTCTTTAATTTACTACTCCCTCAAGGTACAGTGATAGGGTTTCCTACACTTCCTAACTTTGCAATGGGAACAATGAAAAGACAAACTAATAAAGCAAACCCTAAAAGTATTTCTGAATACTATGTTAGAGTAAATAAAATATTAACTAAAGCTTCTAATGCAGTTTTAGATGATTGTGGTTTTGAACAAGGTGTTTTTCCAGATATTAAACAGATTGATAGGGTAACCCCTCTAGGACAGTGTAGAATTTCAATTAAGAATTCTTATCCGTCATATTTGTATTCTTTTACACAAGATGTAGATGTAAAAACCCTTAGGGATAATTTAGGAAGGCCACTTACCGACTTATTTGTAACAGTATTTCTAAGAAACGATTTAGGTTATTTTGATTACCCACCTAAATACGGTTGGGAGTGGAATTTCCCACTTACATTTATGGATACTTCTATTAGTGGTGTTGGAGACGCGGCAGGTGTACCATTACCTTTTGGACCTGTAGGTCCTAATATTGTAAGAGGAAACATAGGTGACCCACAACCGTCCGGGCCTATAGTAGATATATTGCCAGGTGGTACGGGACTAATGAGAGGCACTGAATTAAGAGTTGGAGACTTACTAAGAGGAGACTTTTGTGAGTATAATTCTGAAGAATTAAAAGAAAGAGTTATAAGTGAAATAAAACACCAATTCTCGTGGAACAACTCTGTCTTTATGATGGGTCAAACCACTATAGATGGGCAGAAAGGATATATTTATAAACCACACCACGAAGTACCAATTAGAAGGTTCTCAACATATATTGAATTTGGAGACCCACAAGAAGTAATTAATATACCTGACTGGGCTGAATATTGGGAACCAGAAAAAACTTGGAGATGGAGAGATTTGTGGGAAATAGGGTTTATAGAAGGAGGGTATGGAGTAGATTATCCATTTATGAATAATGCTCAATACCCAAGTAAAATTATTCCGTTCTACGTTCAAAAACAGATTAGAGCGGAATCAGACCTGTCAGTAACAGGGATAACAAATATAATAGATGACTTTTTAATAGATGGCTGTGAATAAATTTACATTTAATATAAATACAAAAGACCCAGTTATCCAACTAGGATTCGGTACTACTTTTGATGAAACTGGTAGAGAAGATTTAATAAAAACATACGAGGATGATGTTGTTAGGCAACTCGTAAACCCGACTAAGGATTTTGAGGTAACTAGATTTAGGCATGCACCTTTATTAAATAATAGTGATGAAAGTCCAGACATATTTTACCAATTTAACTTTTTTGAACCTTCTACGGGAACATACCCAACCACACTTCCCTTTGCGTCACCATTCCAACCATACCCATTTGGTTTTAATTTTAAAGGGTATACAAACGCAGAGTTAGCGGAGAATACTTCTGATTTAATAAAAAGTTTTTTTAAGTTAGATTTTCACGATACCCCAGTAAAAACAAGACAGAAATTTTATATGTCAAATATTATAAGTCCAGTAAATGGTGAACGATTAAATTTATGTTCTATAGATGCGGATTGTAGAAATGAGGCTGTAGCTCCGACTCCCGCAGCTGTACAAACAGGTTGGGCAGCTTTGGACATGAATGTACCTGACTCACCAATATTAGACGCAAGTGGTTTAAATACAATAGTGGAAACAGCTAGAAACGTACCAGTCCCACGATACCACTTTGATATGGATAATAAAAGTATCGGTTATTTCTTTTATTGGTTAAAAGAAAGTACCTACTTAAACATTAATACTTTTTATATGTCATGTAAGTTTTATAATGGAAGAGATGGAGAAGTTTCTAGATTTACTAATGTTGACCCTAGTACAATTCCTAATCCTACAAGTTTTGACCCTTCTAATAATATGTATTATAGGTTAAAATTAGATAAGAATAATTTTACTTACTGGATTGAAGATTTATCTGGAACGAGAGTAGGAACTGACATAAATACACCCATAGAATTTTGGGAATATATTAACCCGTTATAAACTATGGAAAGACATTCTTTACAAATTAGTAGAAGATTATACCCAGGACAAGTGGATGTAATACCAATACAATTGCCAGAATCCTATGTGTCGGAAAAAAAGAATATTTCAATTACTGAACAGAATTGTAATAATTGTTTTTTTATTAATGGTGGTAAATGTGAATATTGGAAAGCAAAAGTTAGAAATGATTATAGGTGTGCTTCTTGGAGAAGTCTAACCTCCACTGCACCTCTTCCACCACCAGTACCATGTTTAACCGGAATAACAATACCTATTTTACTTACTCAAGACTTTAACGATATTGGTGTCTACACACCATTTGATGGGTTAGCAGTACAAAGAGATGTTTTAGTAAATTTTGTTTACACAGGAAATAATAATAGTATTACTATTTTTAATACTGCAGATTTAGAATTTAGAAAGTTTTTAAGAATTGCACCGTATGATATTGATTGGGGTGATGGTAATACGGGACAACTTACACCACCCTTACAAGTAACAGCTAGTCACATGTATACAGCACCAAGTACTGGTTACACCATAACACTAAGTCAGATAAACCCATGGGGAACCACATTTATTTCTAAAACCGTTCCAGTGCCATACTTTAACACACCAGTCATACCAAACCCATTTGGGAACTTCTCAGTTCTCGCTCCTAATATAGGTGACCCAATAGGTTGTGACTCCCTTACTCAAGACTGGATATTTTGGGGTGATGGAAATCCGGATGTTTATGATACGTTAAGTAGTAGTTGGGTGAACACACCTTTTGCTGTTACAGGTCATTCATATACTAGTCAACTAAATGTATTAAAACAATACGGCACCAACCCATACCCAAGTGTAGGAAATGTGGTAAATGTTGGATTATCTGGTACAGGTGTAATAACTACCCTTTCTTCTTGGTATACGGCTTATACTTTAAATGACATTAACTATATAGATTATAGTGGTGGAACAACCGCTTATTCAGCAATGAGTATGGGGTTAGACCATAATAATATAGATTACCATTGTTGTAGAGAAGAAAAAGAGGAAGTTTGTGACTGTACTACACAATTCCCAACCCTAGACTGTTGGATGGTTTCACAAGGTTCAGCTTGTATGACCATAGACACTTATCTAACGGGAGGTGGACCTCCTTGTGTTGGTATGACCAACCAACAATGCTTAGATAGTTGTTGTAATGGTGGTGGGCCTTGGGCTGTTATTAACCCGACATCAGGATTCTATGAAGGGATAAATGGACAAGGAATTTATTGTTCAGAAGATGAATGTAATCGAGCTAATGGGTTATTAAGGATAGCTGGTGGTGGTAATATAAGAAGTACTACCTTAGGTTCAGCAATAGTTTATGGGGGACCAGAAGCACAAATGTCACCCTTACCGGTACCAATGATACCCTCAGTAAATAACATAACTCCACTAGAAAGATTATTTGAATGTGTGGACACAGTATGTAGTGAAATGCCTCAAAATAGTTGGATAGATGAAAATAGTGGTGTTTCTAGTTACAGTAGTTTATTAGCACAGAGTAATATGTTCTCGACTTTAAATGATTGTAATAGTAATTGTGGGTGTACTGAAATACAAAATCTTAATTTAATAATAAATAATGTTCAAAAATGTAGTACGGTAACACTAACCAACGCAAAGGGAATTAATTCTCATAGTTTTGATTGTGATGGTGTGGTAGAAATAAGTGGATTTAATACATTAAGTTCACAATATACAATTACAAACAATAATACATCAGAATCTAAAACTATTTATCCTGTAAATGGACAATATAATAATATTTTCTTTGACAATCTTTGTCCTAGCAATTATACAAACATAAATGGACCTACAGCAGGACTTTACAACTTTACCATATTGGATGATAAGGGATGTACTAAACAACTATCTATAGTAGTGGAAACTAATGATTAATAAAATATAAAATATGGGATGCCCAGGACAAGCAGGTACAAACTCATCAGGAAGTGAACAAATAGGTTCGGTAATTTGGGGTACGGGTTATAACTACCCTAAAGTTATTGGTGGTGATTTTAGTGTATCTAACTATAATAATGCGTATGATGGAGGAAATACAGCAAGTTCTGGTTTAGAAAATGGTAATGACTCTTGTTCATGTATGTGTTCAGGTTTATATTCTGGTGAGATTCCTTTTTTTTATCAGTTTCTTAGGACAAGTACATATACCACACATGAAGATACATGGCAAAGTGGTTATTACCCAGGTGGTAGTACTGGAATATACATGAGTTCCAACTCGACTAGACAATACTATTTTAATATAGGGCAATCATCTAGATGTGGACGAATTTATGCTGGACTTTACCAATTACACCCAGATAGGGGATTATATAGAGACCCTTCTGGAATTTGGGTTTCACCTTGTGGGACTGGTTCATGGGCTGCTGCTGGTCGACTGGATGTAACTTTTGAAAGATATTTATTTGGAATTACCTCTTCCAATAATTACTGGAAAGGCATCACACCCTGTGGGTGGCAATACTCCTCCAACCAAGGAGGATTTCCTTGGATTGAATTGTGTATATCACCCCTAGCTTTAGGTTCTACAAATAACGACGGATGCCCACTCTCTTCATGTTTAAATTCAATGGATTATGGTACATCTATACCATCAGCTCCAATTCCAGGAGGACATGCACTAACACCCGGTTGTCCACTTACCTCAACTGTATGGGATACATGTCAAGATTCTAGCTGTTCACCAAATGGACAGTGTTTAGGTCCACCATCCAATCCATCCCCAACAGGATGTATTTCAAATAATTCTATTTTAAATGGTTTTAATGTTGCGGGTGATGTCACTACACCAGATAATGGATGTTTTGATTGTGAAGGAAAACCCATACATCATCCGTGTTACGGTACTCAAACCATAGACCCAAACACTGGTACAGTTGTACAACCCACATGGAACGGCACTTCTAGTACATGGAAAAGTCCATTAGGAAATGAAACAACTGCAGTATATGGTGGATACGGTTACGGTGTTCAGTATCAATATGCTGGATGTGAAACTATGGGTATGGGTGGAGATAAAAGTAGTGTATCTGATTACAACCCACTCACTAACGGAGAATGGTACGGTTCACAATTTGCACAAAGTAAAGATTGGGATTCGTGTTGTAAATACAATCAATTTGGATGTCCAGACCCATCCTTTGCTAATTTTAACCCCTCAACCACTACTGGTGGAGGGTTAGATTGTCAAGGAAACCCAGACCCTGCAAACTCCAAGTACTGGGATAACCCAAATCAACAATGGATTTGTGAAAATGTTTCATGGGTGGCTGGTGGTAGTATAAACTTTAGTTGGACGGATGCGAGTGGAACAGTGCAATCATCAACACAACCTGCACCAGGTAGTCCAGTCCCTTGTACTAGTTTAACTTCTAATGGTAGTCCTAACCTATCGAATCATCCATTTGCATGGAATAAAACAAATTATAATAGTGCTGACACTTGTTGTTGTAGTGACGCGGGATGTGACGACAATGGGATGGGAACGTTAACACCATGGACGGGAGGTGTAAGTGTTCCTACACCTGATAGGTACACACCAGCCACACCTTCCTTTGTGTGGACCAGTTTGGGTGGTGCTGGAGACACACCTTTTTATCCGGGATATTCTGTTTCAGTTGGGGTCGTAAGTCCTACAATTGTTTCATCAACATCTCTACCAGCAAGTAATTATTGTCCAAGTTGTACACAAGATTGTAATGGAGACGCCTTAGGGACGTATGCTGCTGGGTGGGCAGATTGTTGTCAATATCAAATACCCGGATGTATGGACGATACGAACGACCCCTCAGGGAATCCCGATATTTTTGGTAGTATGACATCATGTGGTGGAGGCCCTTGTGCCGTATGGAACTTTAACCCTTTAGCTAATGTAGATTCTGGTGCGTGTTTTAGTCAGGAACCAATTAATGGGTGTATAGATGATGGTGGTCTAGGACTAAGTGTTGTAGGAGCTATACCATACCCAGGTTACCAATTTCCAGGAATACCAGCAAACAATTACAATCCAAACGCAAATATAATGGACGGTTCATGTACTTACGATTATGGATGTCCAGACCCTTTTGCACAAAATTATGACCCTTGTGCTGACCCAGCTAATTACACAGTAATTGCTGGGGGAGGACCACCTATGTGTACCTCAACTAATACCACAACTAATTGGGTCAATGCCAATGGAGGAACATATGTTACTATGCAAATAGCGTCGGTACCAGATTTAAGTTTATGTAATTATGATATTGCAGGGGCAGGTCCGGGATGTATGGACCCACAGGCAATAAATTATAATCCTTTAGCTACAGAAGATTGTGGAGGACCTTATTCACCAGGCCCTTTACCATCACCACATCCTGCAGATTTTAGTTGTTGCACATACCCAACTGAAGGATGTACTGACCCTAATGCTTGGAACTATAACGCATTAGCAATGATTGACGATGGTAGTTGTGAATACGTTATCACCCCCTTCCAAAACGAGGTTAATTACCTAAACGGAACACCTGTTTTATTGTGTAGAGAACCACTTACAAAAGAAGAAGCATTAATGAATGTTTCCGAACCACCAGAAATACAATCAGAAATATTTATTGAGAGAGGTAAACAGTCTGTTATGGAGCCAAATCAAAGATTGGGGGAGATAAAGACTATGGGAGGATTGGTAAATTACGCTTATGGGTACTATAAAATAAAGGAACAAGAATAAAAAATTAAAAAATGGCATTAGGAGCATATGGAATAAAAAGACCCGCTGATGTATCACCAGAAGATGTTGATATTGTAATGGTCTATACCCCTACACGGGAAGCAAATAGTGGTGTGGTTGTAAAAAGCTTAGACGCAAATGCAATTTTAGCACCTTACTATCATAACGGAAATACCTCAGGTAACGCAAATGTTGAAATTTTGGGTGGACTATATAATTTAAAATTACCATCATCTGAGTTTGATAAAAAAGGAATTTACACGGTATATTTAAAACCTATAGAAATAAGAACCAGTATTACAGATTGTGGTGTATTATCGTCTTTACCTAATGTCAAAGGATTGGTTTTTGATTTAAATAACGTCGATAGTAAATTTAGAAATAGATTTGTTAATAATGGGTTAGTAGGATTTAGAATAGAATACCTAAATTCAGACGGAACAAAAATACCAAATTTTTACAGGATAGTTACTTCATCATTTTTCTGTGAACCAGTAACCCAAAATTTAACTAACAGTAGTCAAAAAGCTATTAGATATAGATATGTTAATGGAGGAAGTAACTTATTGTTTTGTACATTAACTCCTACTTCAGCACCTACTAATAAACCTAGTGCTTTACCATATATTGGACAACCAGACCAAAGTGTCATAATAACTAACACATATTTTAACCCGATTACTTTAGATATTGAGATGGTAGATTATGATGTAGAAAGTTTAGGTATTGCATTGTACGGCAATCAAAGTAAGTCATTAAGTGATGGAATTTACACATTATACGATGCTAACAATAACATTTATAAACAATATACACTATATGAAAAACGTGACCAATTTGGTACACCATTATATGAAGTAAGAAAAGACAAAGGAAATAATATAGACTTTAGTAAAGCATTTAGCAACATAGAATAGTATATGGCAAATGGTAATAACATATACGCTAGTAGTGGATTAGACAGTTTTAGTGACGGTTTAGTCGGTAATCAGTTTACCGATGGCTCTAGCCAATTCACACTAGGAAATTTTGGAATTTCTGTTTCTGTAACAGATAAACAAAATACGGAGTTTTCTTTGGGTAATTTTTCTAAACCTATCACTTTAGATACGATTAATTTACAAAATCCAGACCAAACAAAAGTACTTGCAAATAACCAGTTAAAAGCTTTTGTTAATTATGACCCACAGAAAATAACAGATTTTACATTGTATGGGTCTTTAGCGGAAAGAATGAAAGTCGCAACTCAAAGTATAGTTAAAAACTTTCCAGCTGGTTTATCTGTAGAAAAAGTAAGAGCTGATTTCTTAACAGGATTAACAGCCACTAATATTTTATATGATGCTTTTGATAAAGAAACAACATTAAATGTTAATGTTTTACAAATTAAGAATCCATTCGCTATAGAATTTACAACAATTGGAAATTTATTCTTTACGGGGTCTACTGATGGGGTTAATGAAATTAGAAACTTTACAAAAGAATTTGGTAAATACAGTTTATTTATTGGGTCCAATGAATATCCGATTACAGATATTACTCCAGCCCCATCCAACGTAAGTGGCTCACTTGTTATAAGTGTAGATGGAAATCCGTTTAGTGCTACAACTAGTGCATCTACTTTCACAAGTAAAGAATTTATAATACGACCTAACACCTTAAATACTGAAGAGACTTTTGACGAATTAGGTGATATCGAACAAATATTATTAAATAGGGAAAGTATACCACTTTATACCGCGAAATTCGACATGTTAAGAGAGTCCAATACTGGAGCATTAATTAAATCTAGTAAAAGTATAACCTGGCCATTAACGGATAAGTGGAATATTTTAATTGATGGTTTTTCATTCACCACATATTTAAATTCACTTAATGATATTGCAATAACTTATGATTCTTATAAAACTAATTTAATATCTAGATTTTTAACGACAGGAGCACTTAAAGAATTTGATACAGAAGACCAAGCATTTGAAAAGGTATTACAAATATATGGTAGAAGTTTTGACGAAGTAAAAAAATACATAGATGGGTTGGCGTATATGACAAATGTCAGTTATGATAAAATACATAATGTGCCAGACACCCTATTAAAGAATTTAGCACAAATGTTAGGGTGGGGAACACCCAACTCAATCGCACAGGTTGACCTTATGGACGCTCTATTTAGTAGAGGTGGTAAACAAGAGTTTGCTGGAGTTGCAACTAATAAAACTCCATCAGAACTTAATATAGAGTTATATAGAAAAATATTAGTTAATACCGCATACCTTTTTAAATCTAAAGGAACAAGAAAATCTATTGAATTTTTATTAAGATTAATAGGTGCACCACAAGGGTTAATTGAATTTAATGAACATGTTTATCTAGCTGGAAATCGTATAAACGTAGATAAATTTAATAAAAAATTAGACAGTTTTTCAGGTGGTACGTACACTGAAAATGTCCCAGTTAGAAACCAATACTTTAGTGAGGTACCACCAACACAAGGTGTTATACCTATTACTATTACTGGTTACACCTATGGAGTTTCCGCTGTTACTAGACAGGTCACAGCTATACGGGAAGAATATCCAGTAGGTAAAGACGGTTATCCAATACCTCCTACTTTCAGTAAAGATGGATACTTCCAAGCAGGAGCTGGTTGGTTCGAGAGAACACCAGAACATAAAAGTTCTAGAATTGTGGATGAGAAAAAATCAGTTTTTACTGGTGACAGCCCCTCAGTTGTTACTCAATTCGCACCTTTTACATACGGTGAAAAATACTTAGACTACTTAAGGAAGTTCCCAGATATGAATGAGGGTTATGATTTATCTAGAACAGTAGATAATAAAAAATCTTGGGTAATATCCGAAAAAAGAAAACAAGATGAAAGTTTTGTAAATCTACAAAATAGAGTTTCAATACTTAGAGGAAGAGGTACAAAATATTATGCACACACTGATAGACAAATTTTAAATGTTAAAAATGTAGATTTATTTTTAAATATTGGTCAAGGATTAACTTGGGATGTTTGGAATACTTCTAATAAATTTGGATGTCTATATGGTTTAAAACCTTTAGTAGACCTCAATCCACTATATCCGTCACCCCCAGTAGGTCCAGATTGGACACCGATTCAAATAGACGCATCTAAACTTTCGTTTTTTGAATTTGCTGAAAGTTTTTGGAAGATTCACGTAAATGTAAAAAATAGACAAACAATAGATGATGGACACGGTGGTGGATACCCAACACTTCAAATGGTATACCTAGACTATCTAAATAGTAAGTCTGTATGTGGAATACCAAATAATCAATATACCTACGAAAAAATGTTAGAGTTTGTTGATAACATGGGAGATTATTGGGTGAGATTAGTGGAACAAATGATACCAGCAACAACTATTTGGCAGGGTGGTACAAAAATAGAAAATTCAGCATTCCATAGATACAAATACGCATATAAACATGAACCAGTTTGTGATGATTTAGAATGTTTAGGTTCATGGGTAGAATGTGTGGGACCTAGATTTGAAGAAGTATTAGTAAATGGTCATTTAGCATCCAACTCAATTGCATTTAGTGGAGCAGGTTGGTTTAATAAGATTACACTTAATGGTGATAGTTATACAGGCCCAATTTACTATAGTAGTACTACTATAAGTGACATACCAACCACAGACTTATGGTTAAATAATATGGTAAACATATTAAGTGGAATTACTGGTGAGTGTTTCAGTTATTATGTATTTGACGATACAACTACAGGTATACCATCTATTGACAATCCTAGAACTATTGTAGTACAAGGGTGTTGTAGTGGTGGTACCGATATGTGGGGAGTAAATGGCCCCACACCAGGAACATTTTTAGCAGAGGCATGTCTTAACCTTAATGGGGTTTATGCTAGTATTGCGTCTAAAAAGACAGATATATATGCCTTTTACGATACGACCTCAACACCAGGAGATACAATGTTTGCAGCCAAAGCTTCCATTGATACGTTTAGTGACAGTATGAGGACAACAGGTTGGAGTGGTAAGACCTATCACATTCCTCTTTTTGGAGATTTAGCGGCCAATGAAAGATGGTTAGGGTGGTCTAGTTATCCAGCAGATGGACACGCCATTAGAACCTCATCCATAGCACCTGACACTTGTAGTCCATGTTGGAGTAATGCCGGTAACCAATATTTTTTAGGTAATCCTAGAAAATTTTGTGAACCTGAAAATGGTGGATTTGCTGTTTGGCCCGACGAAGTTCCAAATGCAAACATGCCACCTAACGGTAACTTTGGTCAAGGAAGTCATGGACTATGGACTGGAGGTTCAAAAGATGTAATTATAATTAATTTTGTAGATGAGTCAGATACCTCTTATTATACTACTGATAATGCTGGTATCTTCAACACAATTGGAGCAACACCAAATCAAGGTCCCCCAACTCCTGGTGCACAAGGACCACAATGGGGTTTTGCAGGAGCACCAACTGCTGAACCACCTATGGGTTCAGTAGCGGATTGGAATCGTAGTGGGGTAGCACAACCAACCGCAGCTTACACTACCGACTTTAATAATTTTATGGCCGCTCATGCGACATTTGATTATTTTGCGGGACTAATGTACCCAATGACGATTGACAATTTACCCCAAAGAATGGATATGAATTTACACGTCTATGGGGCAATGGAAACAGGGTGGTGCACAGGATGCATATTTACCAACAATCCAACAGACACATGTTTCCAATATAATCTAAGTGGTGGGACAACAATAACAGGACATACACCATATAGAGAATGGTCAGTCCAAGATAATTATACTGGTAATACTGTATGTCAGTGGACCAGTAAAACTGGAGATACCTGTAGTTTAAATCCTGGTGTTACAGGTTTTACAGCTTACACTTATATGTCGCCATGTGTAGAGTTATTAAAAGAAAATGGAACAGTACTTGCGGCAGGTGGAACATTATCCGCTATAACAACCAGTAATCCATATACGAGTGTAAGTGGAACTAATGTTCATACAGGATATATGGGCCCAGGACTAAAGAATTTTGGTTGGGACTGGAAACCTAAAGGTGTACCAGAATCATGTCATAACAATGAAAGACTAATAAGAAATTGCTCCAATAGTCAATACGGTATAGGAGATTTAGGATATGGGTCACCATGTTATCAAGGATGTGTGGGTTATCCTGGTGGTAGTCCTAATATATATCGTGGCCAACTTAGTTGTAATGACCACACACATACAGAATACAACCAAAGAGTTGGTTCACCTTGTACGGGACCATGGACTAGCCCAGGTGCACCAAACGGAATTTTCTTATCCGTAAATGAATCTGAATTCTTTACTGGAGACGAGTTCAACAACGACTTACTTGAGTTTTTAAAAGGTGATACAACACTTTCTATTGGTGATTTTGAATATTGTGAAGCTATTTGTACCCAACCATGTGAACCGAAAAATTATAATCAATGGTACGTAGATGAATCTTATAATCTTGGACAGATTGTACAATATGGTCGTGAATGTTATAAAAGTTTAATTAGTGGTAATACCGCACAACCAACAATAGGTGCTATAACCAATTACACAGGAAATACAATATGTGGGTTCTTTAGTGGTAGTGGATACACACAAACATGGGAAAATTTATCAATATCACCACTGAGTTTTGATGGAGGTAATAATTTTAGACCTAGAGAAGATTGTACTGATTTAGTGGAAATACCAGATGTGCCACAATTTTCAGGAACAGGATTTACAACTAATCCCGTAGTATTTAAAGATGGAATTTATAATATTGGGGGTAAAGATTGTTTTGACTCAAGTTATAGGGTTGGTGATGACTTTTTAGACCCTTGTAATTGTGATACTACCGTAATGTCTGCAGACACTCAACTCTTTGGAGTTTTTGCGGATGGTGTAGAAGATAGGAAAAGTGTAAATCCCGGAACGTCTAGTTTACTATTTTTTAATAGTGACACTAAAGTCTGTTGTGGTGCTGACACTAAGAATGCTGGACAATCCTATCTATTAGAACCTTATTATTATGAATGGGTTGCATCTGCATGTACGTATGAGGTTAAAATGTGTGCAATAACAGAACCATTTAATTGGTCTATTTGTAATATGCAAGATAGTTTCTCAGGAGCTGTCGCTTATCGTTGTTGGTCCCCATGTGATATCGGCTTATTGGAAAGTACTGGTAGACCAGCTACACCTAGTGTTATTAGTAATACATCATATCCGTGGATAAGACCTAACGGGCCATATGGTGGTGGACATTCACGTTATTTAGATATGGGTAACACAATGGGAGGAGCGTCTACTCGTTCATCAACCGTTATGAATAGTCCTGGTAATCTTAATAGGTGTATTTGTAAGAATTCTGATTGGAAAAGTGTAATGTATGATGCTATGAATGGATTAAGTATGTTATTTCCAGACTCAATCAACGACTTTAAAATTGATGGAACAGCTAGAGTACAAACTAGTATGCCCTACATTACAAAAAGTTTAAAACAACAAGTAATAGGTAAAATAAAAGCTGACACTATAGGTATGGTAACTCCATGTTGTATAGGAGATAAAATGGAAATAATAAATCATATATATTCCGATTCTACTTATTTAGGAATGAGAAAATGGGAAATAGAACTATCTGAAACTACAGAACTATACCTATATAGAATGCATAGAGAAACACTAGATAGATGTTTCTTAAGAATACCAAAAGAATATGTTACTTTTAGTTCTTACAATTCTTCTTTGGATAACCCTACTATGGATTTATTAAATCCTTTAGTTGCTACTAACACTGAAATAGTTATAGAATTAGCTCCTTCTAAAACAAAAGATTTCTTTGGGTTGTATCAATTAAGTGGTGCATTAGGTGCGACATTTATGACTCATCCAGCATATTGGGGTAACTCTAGTTCGGGTGATTTAATGACGTTCCAAGATTTAGAAAATATATTTACTAATTTTTCACTTGATGGTAATCGTAAATATGGTTATCAGATAGAAATAAACTTAATCTGTAATGGTTTACCAGCAGACGCTATAGAATTTAACGATACAATAGTAGATTACGGTGGTATAAATACCATAGACAATGATATTCCTAGTGGTAAGCCGTGTCCAACTAACGTACTGGCCCCAATATTAGAATTAAAACCATTAGATGGTACTAAAACAGAGATTAAAAACGAAATAAGTTCATTAATGAATAGTTCTTTAACACAATTAGCTGGTGAGGGAGGACTGTTAGAGTTTAATTACCAACAATATTTCAATAGATATCATCCTTCTGTGGATACAGAAGATTATGAAATAGTGGATGGTAATATATACGCGGTTCTAAATGATGCCCCTTATAAAAGTGGGATAGAATTACCTTATAATCATAGTTCAATTAATGTTATAGTTGATACCACTACTAAGATTGCGACCAGAACTTCTTTAATGTATACCGATAACCAAGGTTATGAAAAAGTTAAATTAAATTGGTTTTCTACTATTGTACAAGCTTACCCTAACCACACAACACAAGTATTTTTTAGAAATCAAGCAGTTAGAGATGGTTTTGAATATAGTCTTACCTCTAAACAAATTGGTAATGTAGAATCTTATAGCTTATACAATCCTAGCTATACTACAACTTTAGGTGCTGGAAACGATGAAAGGTCTAGTTCTAAAACACAAGTAGTACCTTCACTCGCAACTGAATTGAATTTTAGTTTGTCTGCTGCTACTGTAGGTACAAATACACCTACAAATTCTTTCCACCAGAACTTTGTAAAATATAAAAATTTAAATGATTGGGTAGAAAGAAGTTTGGGTAATGATGTCTTTAGTAATAGTTACGCAAACTACAGAAGGGACGGTAAACTAGATTATTTTGAAATAAGAAAAGATTACACAACAGCACTAGGTATTGATGAAAATGGAAATAACCTATATACTCCACTCCAAAGTCTAAATGTTGAGATGTTAGCAACAACATATGGGGATTGGAAAACATTTAGAACACAACACAACCAACTAAGTGGACTTACAACACAATATACAGGTTACACCAATTTAGGAATTTATAATAGTGGAAGTACAAATAATACACTTAATAGTGATTTAACATTTGACTTAGTCTATAATTTCAGTGGATTTACAGGTACAACAGTAATACCAATGAACGGACCTACAGCGTCAGGTGCAATATTACAAGGAGCACAGAACACAATAAATGCAGCTTGTGTAAAACCAGAAGTTTTAAGTGATAATGGTGGACCACTATATAAACAAGTTAATATAGATAATGATTACATACACTATAAAATTTTAACCACAGGAGAGTATAGATTCCAATATCAAGGAGCTCTTACATTTGACTATTACGATACAGGATGGTGTGAGTACTTAAGAAATTACTACAAAATCTACACAAACTATAGTTACCCATCTAATGATTACCATTATAAAAATTTAGTTAATAGTTCTATATTGTACGCTGGTGGAGGAATTGATGTAACAACGCAAGAAGGATACGACTCCAACCCATTCACAAATATTTCACCGTATTTTAGAGTTACACCTAGTTTTGGATTTTCACAATATAGAGGTATAGACCATCTTAAAGCTGATATATGGATTGAAAGAAAATTAAGTGGTTCTACTTCTGCAATAACTCTAACACAATATGTTGTGGGGAATAATCCACAGGTTTGCCCTACAGCTGATAAATTTTTAACTTTAGATGTTACTCCGGGTGATTTAATTTCAGACACTTATAATATATCAGGAACAACATGTGGTTATCCAGTAGTTAGTGGACAGGTAGGTCATGTGTTTAGTAAAATTTGTGATGTTAATTTAGATACTAAATGTATTAAATTAAATGCGGGTGACGAAATAAGATTAAAACATAGTGTAAATTGGAGTAGTTCTACTAAATTGAGTGGTACAACATCACTTAATTTAAGATTAGGTACAAAAACAATAAATGATGAAACTAGATATCCTTGGTATAGAGTAACTGTGGACGCATGTAATACAAAAAAACAGAGTGTAGGTTTAGTTTGGGATGTGGATAATTATGGTCCAGATTTAGTTTGGTGGAATAAAGGAGTAAAATATAAAGGAAAAGAAAGAGGAAGTTTATTTGTAACCACAATGTTTGAAAATGAACCATTAATTTATAGTCCACCAATCAACAATAAAAAAGACATATTTAATCTGACATATTTGGATGTCTCTAAAAAATATAGAGGTAAATTTGAGTTAGGAATAGCTAAAGGACAATCATCAAGGTGGAATGAAACACTATTAAATGGAGGGTTTACAGATGCTTTACAACCATATGGCACTAAACCTTTTACATATAATGGAATGACAACTTATTGGACGATGCCAAGATTTGAACAGTTTGTGGGTGAAACACCGGCTTTTCCTAATTACCAACACACTTATTTAGTAGAAACGATATTCCAAATTAAAGGAACTAGTAATAAATTTTCACATATGGTTTACTATAAAGACAATCCAGACACTACGATTAATTACTTTAATGGTACGACATTATTTGGTAACCCAGGTGCTGTAGGAACTGGAAGAGATTATATTGTACAAAATAGAAATCAAACTGAAAGAAAAATGTACTTTAGTTTGAGCGACCTTATTATTGACGGAGAACCTATTACTATTAGAACTAACGAATACAATCTTTACAACAGTGTTGAGGCTCAAGAAGAATATACCTCAATATGTGAATGTAGAGTAAAAAATGAAGGTAAAGTGATAGCAGATAAAAAACTTAATTGTAAGAACAATAAGCTTTGTGGACGAAAATGTCAAGAATTTTGTAAAGCGGTAAGACCAAACCAACTTATGGTAGGAAAGTTAAAATCCCTAGGTATAAACACCCCAATAGGTAGAAATACTATAGCTGGAAATAATAGATATTAAATATGGCACTTAGAATACAAACAAACCCAATACCCACATTTAATTCTTATAGTGTTACTTACACTGTAAGTGGGTCGTGTACTGGGTCTATAACTAATTTAGTTTTGGAAGGTGGAACTGGACCATATACCCTTAGTTGGGTTGGGCCGTCTTCTTATACCGCAAACACTACAACATTAACAACTTTATGTGCAGGAGCGTATTCAGGTACGGTAACCGATGTTTACGGTTCTGCCAGTACTGAGGTTGTCATAATAGGTAATATACCCCCAGTGAGTCTATCTGCCTCAGTTATTGACAATAGTTGTATGACTAATGCCTCTAAATATTGTCAGATAAAAGTTCACACCTTCACCCATACACAACCAGAAGTTAAATATAACTTATTTAAAGATGGTACATTGGAGGATACGGTAACCTACATAGGTTCCGGTAATCATCCTCACACATTTAAAAATTTAACAGAGGGTGGGTATACTGTAACCGCTCATGATGGGAATTTTTACACATATGAATCCACATCAGTATCCGGTTGTGGTGCAACCAATACTACAACTGGAAATATGTCAGCTTCTACTATTGTGGAAAATTGGACAAGAGTAGCAGTACAAGCCAACAATTCATTATATTTTCATGGTCCAGCAGCAACATACCCAACAGGGTACTTTGAGGAGAAAATGTTCTTTACTGATTTTACTGATGGAGAAGGAGCGTGGTACATAACAAATGGTTTAGCTACAACAGGTGTTGATGAAAGTAAAAGTACTGTTAAAAAGGATGGCGAAGAAACCTCTAGGTCTAAGGAAGAACTAGACTATTATACGGTTTCCGAAGCAAAAAGTGAAAAATCTGTACTTTATGAAGATGAGGAGTCACCCTTAGTGGTGGATAAAGTTATAGAGGACTATAGTGCGTATGCACCCTATTTTTGGTTTTACACTGGAGCCACAGCAACTCGTTTAACAAACAGCTCCAAAGACTGGTACCAACCAAATGTCCCTTTAGTACAACAAGCTGCTTATGAAGGTCAAGATGTGGGTCCAACAGCAATATCTAAAACCATTGCTAATGCAGGTACATTTTATTGGAGTACTAAAATAAAAAGGTTTGTAGTGTTATTCTACACCGCAGTTGTGGGTTCCAATTACCAATGGGTAACATACAATCCAAGAAATAACCAAGGAAAAGAAGCTAACCCATCTGCAGCTACAGGTTTAACCTCTAGTACAAACTGGGGATGTCAACCAATAACTAATAATCAATTTACCATTAGTGGAACGAATAATACCGTAGTAAGTGCTAAAACAAAACAAATGGATAACGGTGTAGGGTCGTGTATGATTCAATGTACAAGTAATTCGGGAATTGCAAATGGATTTATTAGTAGTTGTTCATATTTGAACTATACACATGAAGTAACATTAGGTTCTACTGACACTGACGATGACACTATAGGGTTATATTTAGCCTGGTTTAGAGATAATTTGGGTGAATATGGACCTAAAAATGTTTCTCACAATTTAGCTCTAGCTTTTTCTAATAAAAATGGTGCTTCAGCACCTTCAATTAATTTACTTTATAACTATGGAAATAGTGCATCAGCATTTTCATCAATAAATAATGAACAACCATGGAATAGTACTTTTACAAGTACACTAAGTACCTCACCAAGTCCGTATAGATTTGTTTCTGGTAATAATTTTAACGCACAAGGTAATGTAAGAGTAAAAGTAACAAGAAGTGGACAACAAGGTGAGTTATTTAAAATACAAATGACTGATACAATGGGTAATACAGGAGCTACACAAACACACGCTTCTAGTTTTATTGGTCAAACAAACGATTATAACCCTGATTATGAGTTAAATTTTTCTTTATTAAATTCAACAACATGGACCGGAAGAACCACATCTGTTAAATCAGATTTAGTAACAGGAACCGAATTAAATAAATTTTTAGGGTCACAAAGTTATGGTTATAACACATCATCACAACCACAAACACAATTCTTTGATATAGCTTTTACAGGTTACCAAAGTAATTTTGAAGTGGTAGCTACAAAAGCAGGTGTGAGTAAATCTTCATATTTTGAATTATATAATAGTAAAACTTTAAATGTTTCCCACACCAATCCAGTTAATGATGATTGGAATAATAGTTTTGGTGGTGCTTATCCAGGAAGACCTGAGGTCCCTGTTATCAGACCATCGATTAAGGTAGAAATGCAAACCTACCTAGAACCTCAAGTAGACATAACAGGTGCGACTAAAATAGATATAGCAGCAAAACGATATTATGTTTATTACTGTGATGAAATACAAGAAGTACCTTTAAAATTAAGGTGGGTTACTGAAACTGCAGAAATGAGAAATAATAATGCGTATGCTAAATATTCTATATTTCCTTATGTACCAGAATATGGTGAATTTTTAAATGTTCCATTAGTTAGTAGGATATTTGATAATGTAACCACTAAATTATCAGGAACGACCGCTATTTACACTGAAGGAAGTGATGAAGTACCTATTTCTAATTTTCCATGTGAAGATTTCTGGGAATACTGTATTAAACCAAGTTCTATAATTAAAGATAAGTTACAAGACATTTATTATAGTGGATGTAAAGTAAATAGAGTATCAGGTACCACAGCTACTTGGTTTGACACATTAGATTTAAACCCAACCCCAACTATTGAATATGGTATATATGATAGAGATAGGGATTATTATTTAATTCTTGTAAGTAAACCGGGAATGGCAAACATAGAAACTAACTCATTTGACTTACCAGATACGATTAATTCGTGTGAGGTGTACAACCAAAGAATGGCAGTAGTAACCGGTACAACAGCTACCACGGCAACTACAGTATCAGTTCCAGACAGAACATTTATATTACCTTTAGATTACCAAAGTGATGGTAATATGCAAGTCACAGTAAATGGTATTACCCTATTTAAAGCATTTAATACCTCTATGACTGATGGGGATTTTTATAGTGACGGTCGTACCCTTTCTATAAAGAAAAATACATTAGCTGATGGGGATTTAATAAATATATTTTATGTGCCTAACACAACAAGTCAAAGTACTTATTCCCAATACATTAATGTTCCGGCAAGTGGAGTAACTTCCGCAAAAACAAGTACTTTATATTATAAAAATATATATTATAACATAAATCTAGATTACACCCCTTTAGGTGATATAGGTTTAGTGTTTAACGGTACTGTTTTATATGCTGATAGTGACTTTAAACAAGTAGGACCTAGAAAAATACAAATACTTTCAGTACAAAATCCTGGTGGAATAGTACCGGGAGATAGACTAATAGTGTTTTATTATACTAACTTAACAGTGTCTGGTATTGCCAACACAAATAATCCACAAGTTAATTGTGAGGTTACAACTAATGTTAGAAATAATGAGGAAGTTAATTTATTGGTTTATGATAGTACGGGAACAACGGTGTATACCCAAACTACTAAACTACCTAGAGGTACTTCAGGACCACAAAATATTATAATGAACATTAATGTTCCAGGACCTGGGGACTATACCTATAATTTAGTATCATATAGAGAATATCCTCTAATTGATAATAACATTATTAAAACCAAAAGCGAAACAGAAAGAATACCATTTAAAATGACACCATCAACTTACTACTTTATAAAACCATCCACAGATGTCAATATATCAAACAATCAACCTACCCCTTACTAAATCAGTAGGTATAATATTTATAAATAACATAAAATAATTAACCATGCCATACATATTAAAAAATAATTCCGGTTTAGTTACAGTGAGATTAACTGACGCTGGAAGAAAAAAATTATCACAAGGAAATTTATCCCTCTCATTATTTCAGTTGGGTGACAGTGAATTCTGTTACGATTGTTATACAGATGTACTTGCTGGGTCCTCAGGTATCTGGATTACAGAACCAATGTGGAACGCTCAAAACCTATCAAATATCACAGCTGAAAGAAATAAACAAAACGTTAAATATCCAGTACCTGTTTTAGCTAGTAACAGTGGAGCGACTTATGGTGTGTTATCACCAGCTCACTCTGAACAACCAGTTTACAATGTCGCAAGACCAAGAGGGTTCTTTAGTGGTACTACCACTAGTGCCGGGTTTAGTGCAATTACTAGTGCGGGTTATGTGTTATCTTCTAATTGGTGTTATCCAGTTTCTTCTATGACAGGAGGAACAATGATGTGGTTATCTAGTGGAGCGACCCAATGTAGTACCCAAGATTACTGGCCAGTAGCGGGTGACTTAATTATGGTACAATATATCTCACCGTACCAATCATCTTCAACAGGATGTGTGTCAGGTTATTTAAATTTACCTTCTAATAATGCTACACCTTATTTATTTTATAATGTTATTAATAGTGGTAATACAGCAGGAGCTAGTATGAATATCACGGTAGATAGAGCTCTTCCGGATTGGCCACGAAATTTAATTACAGCTTCTACATTATGTGCAAGAGTTTTAATCTTTACAAGTGGTCCAGTAACTAATTATTGGGGAGCAGATACACCAATTCCTTATTGGTCACCCGGTTCTTTATCATTTGATAATAATTGTGATGTGTCCGTTAAAGATGTTAATGTGTGGAACATGAACATCAACTGGACTCAGTTTGACGGAACCTTAATTAATTCTGGTACTGTAGCGGGTACAGATAAGAACGTTTATGAAAATGTAGATTTTTATGGTTCTTCTGGGTACTGCAGTACTAAAGAGTATTTGGGTTATAATAGTGACAAAGGACAATTTGACACACAAAATGCTCAAGATTATTATGGTGCAAATAATGTACCGGGATATGAACCTGAAAATTCTGGAACCTATATCCGAGATTCATTTAATCAAATTAGAACTATGTTGCCTTCTGAACAAAGAACAGTAGCAGTTTTACATTATACAAACTACACTATTTCTAATTTTTATGGTGAAAAGTTTGCTTTAGAACCTGACGGTACACAATTAAATGGGATTGGGGAAATGGATAACTTTAAAATCCACATTCCACATATTATGTGGCATAAGAAAAAAGGAACAGGTACAGGTCTAGGTGACGAATGTTCACTAGGTCAAACATTCTATATTGACCCACCAGGATTCCAAGTAGCAGAAGAATTCTATGTTGAGTCGTTACCAAATCCAGATATGAACGCTCCAGGTATTAGATATTATAATTTATGGGATGATAATTTAGCTACTGTAGATGCAAATCAAACCATGACACCAAACAGGGTCGGTAAAGTATTTCCAGACTTACAAATAATAACAATAGATGACCAAGAATTAATTACTGCATTATCTTATAAATCTAATAGAAGTTGGACACTTCCAATGCCTAAGTTAGAGTTAATACCAGCAGGTACTAATTGTGCTGGAGGAACAAGTAATGTTGGAGCCTTTAATTCCACACCTAATACCGAAGAGATGTATGTTACATACTTAATGGAAAGTAGTTCAGGTTATACTACAGGAATGCATTGTAACTATTACAGTAAAATTATTGGTGATACCTCAGCTGGAGCAAGAGACATAGTAATGAACTTTGGACCGGAATGGCCATATTTAAGAGGGTACAATACAAGTGTTGGATGTGCATATTCTGGAACAGGATGGAACGCTGATAAGTTTAAAGTAATCTTCCAAAGAGTAAATTATGGTGACTACCCTAATCCAGCTAATTGGAAAGTTGCAGATATAACCAATCAAATAGCACAACATACCGTAGGACAAGAAATTTTAGGAACTGGTATGACTAATAGTAATTGTAGTTTCTATATTAATAATGTTATTATAACAGGAGCAACCACATATAATCTTCATGACTATATTAATATTCCTTTAAATAATAATCAAGAACCTAGTTTGTTACAATTTGGTGATGAAAATTTCTTTTTCGGTAATTTAGAGTCAGATATAATGGCAACCATATATGAAATGAAATATAATGTTACCATCTCCAGTAATCAGTTTAATACGTCTTTAAATCCTACTTGGAATTCAGCTAACACCGTAAGAATCACCGAAATTGGTTTATATGATGCATCCAAAGATTTAATGGCCATAGCAAAATTAAGAACAGCAACAAAAAGACAAGGAACACAAACATTTGTTATTAAAATAGATTATTAATATTGGTAAATGGGATTTCTAGAATTTAATAAAATAAAATCACTTGAGATGTTTCTTACCGATAAAGGTAAGGAGCGAATGATTAAGCAAAATGGTCTAGGATTAAAGGACCTAATTCAACGGTTTACACTCTATGATGATGATTGGGATTATAGAAAGACCTCTCAATATTGGGATAATGGAGTTTCTCCCCAACCACAAAATACTACACTACCAGGTAGTACACAAACTTTAAATAATGACTTAGGGTTACAAATGGTATCTAACTTACAAGAACACTTTGTAAATCCTTTAACTGCAACTACGGAATGGTTTGATATGACAGATGTTAGAGGACATCGAGGAAGACCAATTATAAATTGTCACCCTATAACTGGAACCTCTGCCTTTTTAAGTTGTACTAACATTTATGCTTTTTATGATGTTACCAGTGTCCAATTATCGACAGGTCAAGCGGCTAAAAATGGAATTGACAACTGGGCGAGCAACTATAGAACAAATATTAATACAGGTTGGACTGGAAGTGTATTTCATATACCCGTATTTGGTGAAAGATGGTTAAATTCAGCGTATTATCCATGGCATGGAGAATTAGACACATGTTCTTATAATGTAACCAGTACTAACCCTAATAGTCAAGGTTACACCACATGGGCTGGGGGTGGAAATCAAGGAATGATAGCTACTAATTCAGTTTATGAAGGGGCAAATTCATCTACAGGATTTGCATTCCAAATAGACAATCAAAACGTTGGTAACGGCGATAGGTTATTTAGTGTGACAGGATTATGGTGTGGTGTAAATGTAAATAATGGTTACCTAGCAGGTTTTGGAGTGTACCCACCAGGTACGACAACTGACATCACTAATAACGCTCATTTGAGAGGTAGTAAAATGGAGTGGTTTGTAACTGGGTGTACGATGGTATGGGAACAAAGAAAGGTTGGCTCAATATCCTATTACACTAATTTAGGTGGTGATTGGAATAATTTTAATGTTGCACCAAATGAAGAAGAACCAATATGTAATAGTGTAGGTGCTACAACACTAGCCAATGTACCGTTTACAGCGACACCAATTACAACACTATACTCTAAATCATATTTAGCCGGTACTACTTGGGACGACCCATTCGTACAATCACTTCCAAAGTTTGATAAAAATCTAATATATAGTGGATTAAATAGTGCTGTTGTATCACAGAATCCAACAGTAAATAATTTAGATGTTCTATGTGAACAAAATTGTTGTTCAGACGATTATAGGGATACCGGAAGTTTATTTGGATGTAACTCTTGTGGTAATCCATTTGATAATATAGTGGAACAATCTACTGGTACTACGTTGGTTAACAACACTTACAATAATGTAGGTTATATGTTTGGAATATCGGACCCACACCACGCTTTAACAGCGAGTCCCTTGACTTATATAGCAATAACAGGAACTACATCTATAAGGAAAACTAAATTAAAATGTCCATGTGAAACATTTAAGGGTGGTGATAGAAATGTGTTAGTTATCTCTACTACCGACGAAACAGCTGTTGGTAATAGTAATAATTGGGGTGGTATTATGCCTTTAGGTAATAAAACTTATTATGGTAGTGGGACAGTCAACTTAGGTACTCCGAATACATCTATTATATCAAGTTGGGGAACTAATCCTGCAACTACAACTACAGCTGGAGATATTGGTTTTCATGATATGGGATACCACGGTTCTGGAACCCAAGCCGCAGGTTCAAGTACTGGGTTTGGTGGAGCTTCATTTAGTCAAGCTAACTTAAGACAAGCGATGGGTTGGGATGTAAATGGTGTACAACAGTATGGGACTGGTACAAATGGTTACGCTGTTACTTTAGGTCCAATATGGCAACCAACACCAGATTGGCAATACTCACAAGATTTATTTATGAGAACATTACCTTTTTATGATTCGTTTAGAGGTTTCCAATACGCTGCAGTACAACGAAATGCTTTACATTATAGTCACTTTTTACAACATGCGTATGGTGCAATAATGGGAGGAACAGTTCCATTATCCGGACTAGGTGAAATAAACTTGTCTATCTATGGGGATAGTTCAGGGATTGCACCAAGTGGTAATAAGTCTTACCCAAACCATCCACTATTAGCTTTAACCGGTGCAAATCCATATAGTACCCTTATACCAGTAACATATCAAAAACCTGCATTCCCTTACAGTCCCACATCAACACCAGCTTGGGGTGGTATTGATGGTGCAGGTACCGGTCAAATGGTACCGACTGTAGATATATTAGGTAGTCCTACAACTGTACAATCTTTTGCAAGTGCAACTTGGGAGAATGTGTGTAGTCATGCTGGTTTAAGACATTATGGTTGGGGTATTAATACGGGGGTTGGATGTGTACAAGCAAGTAATACAGTTTCATGCCCTGGTCCAGACATGTTTTCGGGAACATCGTTCCAATCGGACTTAACCGACTTTATTACAGGAACTAGTCAGACTTATGCTGGTTATGAATGTACATATTGTCAATGTTTACCAGCGGTATTTATTAATAGGATAGGGCCACCCGACCCTACAGTGGTCAATCCATGTCCGAATCCACCTTGTGGACCTCCAGTGGTACCACCTACGGTAGAAGAAGTAGGTTGTGGACCTTTACCATTACTAAGTTCTCAAGTACGAATGAGTAGTTATGGAGCACTTATGGGAGGAGCACTCCCAAGAGTTTCATCTAATAATGGAATGTCGGAAGGATTAATAGATAATGAAGAATCTTATAGAAATGTAGGAGCTACACCACCACCAATGAATTCTTTACAAACATTAGACTCAACAGGTGATTCAGGAATTTGGGGTGAGACACAACAAAATATGACTACCACAACTAATAGAAACGCAAGAACTGGATTAGTAGTGGATATGGATGCTATTTTACAACCTTATACCTACCAGTACAATGATGAGGTATATATTGATTATGATATTGTATTCAATAGTGAAACATATATAGGAAATACTAAAGTTGTAAAAGGACAGGTTAAGTTTAAATGGATAATAGAACCAGGTTTAAAAGATAGTAAAATGCCAGGGTATGACCCACAATTAAAAGTCTGTAAAAAAATTGATGTTTCTGAAATCATTAAAAAATCATTACCTGGGGATTTAGAACCATTTACATATTTAAATGGTATTAGAAATAAAAAAGAAGGCCATTATTGGAAGTATGAACAAGATGAATATTGTGTGACCTTAGCTGTAGAAATTGATGGAAAAGTACAAATAAAAACAAAAAGAATAAGGATAATTGGTAATAAGTTTAACGGATGGAGAATAAATTGGTTAAGCACTTAACAGTTTACTAATAATAAATGATTATTAAGATAATTATAGAATAAAAGATAATTACAAATGGGATACATAACTAAATCAACAACACTATATTTAGATTTGCATATGACAAGCGCTGGGAGGAAACTCCTCCTACAAGGAAGTTTAGCTGATAATATGGTAAAGTTTGCATTGGGAGATACTGATGTAGATTACCGTAATGCCTTACAATTATCTTCCGGAGAAGTTCCGGATGTGACGGGAGAACACTTAAATTGTATATTTGGTGTTAATGGAGGGTATGATATAAAAAGAAAATTAGAGTATACTCTAGGTCAGGCAACCGCTCTACCATCTTTAACCCCAGTAGGGTCTTTAGTTGCTGGGTTCCGTAGTACAGCAGCAAGTGCTAAAATGGATTACTCTACAGATGCTACTGTTAAATTCTATGTTGCGGATATGTTTACATCATTAAAGGCATTAGCGATGACACAAATACCATACCACCAATGGAATGGTATGACAGCGACTACCTTCACCAATTATTTCGGTACAATACAAGATGCTCAAGGAAGAAACTATAGTTCCAGATACACTCAATTATTTGAAGATATGGAGTATGGTTTAGGGAGAGGATGGTTTGCAAACTTAGTCGACGGTTTCTATGTATCGGAAGGTGGAAATATAAAAAATTGTAGTGTTAAGGTTGAACCAGAATCACCAAAAGACGGACTATTATTAAGAAAATTAACTAGTGCGGCCTTAGTCAATCAAAACAACGATACTGTAACTAATAATCTTGCTAAAACAGCAAAAATTGGTACTAGGAAAACCAGAGCATATATTTCTCCATTTACAGTAGCTACTGAAGGAATTAGTAATGACCAAGGAGTCTTCAATGGTTCAGGACCATTATCTATTTGTAATGCATTAGCAGATTATGGTTATGTTGTGGGTAATATTATTAATAAGAAAACTCAAGTATATCCAGAATATGGTATAAAACAAGACGCAGGAGGGTACTACCATCCTCAAATTATTGAAAACAGTAGTTATAGTACTATATTAAATGCAACAGGATTAGAAACTTTAACTCCTTCAGCAAGAATTATAGATAACAATAATACCACTACAAACTACTACTACCCATTACAAACCAATCAAATTAATAATGAACCAGGAGATAAAAGATTTAGAGGTAAGGAAAATAGTGATTATCTAGGTAGTACCGGTATTAGAAATTCTACCACATCTACAGAAACAGCATTAAACTTTTTTGCGGGAACACCAGAGTTAGAATTGACAGAACAGACTAGTGGTAATTTACCACAGACTTTAAGAATGAATAGAAGAAATATTACACAAGAACCAAACATCGGATTGGCAAGAATTGTACAACAAACCGAAGATTTCTTTTATGCTTTAAGTAAAGACCCAGAAGTTTCTAACTGGGTAACTACAAGTGGAACTGGTAAAAACGCAGTATATTCATTTAATATCGGTTTACGTGTAACCCCACAAGACGAATCTAAGAAATATAAATCATGTAAGGTTACCTTATCATTTATATTGAGTATTCCAGCTTTACAACCGACATTCACTTGGCAAACAGCCACACCTACTAGTGGAGGTAGGTGGTTAGTATTTAATTCTCCAGCTGTTCAGATATATGGAGAAGGATATAAGTCCATGGGAGGACATTACACTTCTAACCCTACACATGCAGTTACAACTAGTGGGGAAAGTATTTATAGAAAAATAATATTGAACACATGATAGGAGATATAACACAAAATTTAGTAGGCCAATTTAACAACAATTTTGGAAAAAATAATAAAATGGACTACCCAAAAGGAGGAATCAATTACCTAGATAACGGTAACAATGCGGAACCCTTAGTAGGTAAAGTAACTTATGGTGAAAAAATAAGTAAAAGTTACACACCAGCTAAACTTCTTTCAGTAAGTAACAAACAAGGAGATTACAGTAGTGGTGGTAAAATGTTTGCCACAGCATCAAGTGTGATAAATACCTATTTAAATAAATCAAATAAAAATACATCTAGTTTATATTACCAAAGATTCTTTTTCCCCGGTAAAACCACTTTACCTTGGCAAACAGACAATACTTTAGGTGTAACACAAACTAAATCTGCCGTAAGACTTGACATGACAAGAAATGGTGGTAATAATGGCAATAACGGATATTAAAGTATAAATAAATGGAATTTAAAAATATAGCACCAGGAGACAAAACAGTAACCTCAGAGATAACACCATTTGGAACGTTAAACCCAGCGTTTAATGGTTATAATCAATTACAAGGTTCAACACTAAGATTTACCAAAATCCAAAGAGACCCAAGTAATGGAAGACCTTTTTCTAATTTATATCCAGCATTCGGTTTACCAGCAGCAAATTTTGAGGTAACAGGTTGGGATATTGATTGGGGTAGTAATGCACTTAAAGATATCGACACAGCCAATACCGCTGTTGTGGTTGAATTTCCAAAAAATACATATGGTGAGTTAATAGACGGTAGAACAATAAGACTTAAAACACAAATATGGAGTGGTAGTTCTAAGACTTACATTACTTGTTATAGTTCATACTATGCAGGTTACAACGCATCTAGTGACCCTAGTATAGAAGCGGAAGTTTTTGGACATACATCAGCTTTTAATTATGTTCCACCAGTACCTAATCCTGGAGTTGGAGACCTAAGTACTAATGTAGCATTCTTATTTAGTGACGCAATTAAACCTCCAGTAAATGGGGGGTCGTGGTCAACATCCTACACTCTATCACAAATACCTAAAGGGTATCAAGACGGAGTTGTAAATGCTCATGACTTTTCTACGAATAAAGTAACTGCACAAGCAACAGATGGGGGTGATGGTGTAGACGAACCAATTGGAATATGTTATTTAGATAAAGGATTTTGTGTCCTTACCCACCCAACCCTAGTAAACGGATTTAATTATTCTGCAACTACACAGTTAGCTACTGGTGGTGCATATACAGGAAGTAGTTCTGCGTTTACACAAGTATACTTTACCGACACCACTAATTCAGCTGAATTTTTTAGTTTTGAAAAACAATGGGTTTTAAATGTTTTATGTAAAGCAGAATCAAACGAATTCTATCTTACTCAAAATACTACAGCTGCAGACCTAAACCCAACAGTATTGACTGGTCCAGTTATGTTACCAAACACTAATGAGTTAGGAGCGGGAACATTCTATGATTTAGATAGTGTACAAAAACCTACATACATTACAGAAGTTGCTTTGTATGATTCCGATGGAACAATGTTAGCTATAGCTAAACCAGATAGGCCAGTACAAAAAAACGCATCTGACCCAGCATACTTTAATTTAAAATTTAGATTTTAATATGGAGTTTAAAAATTTACCTAAAGTATTAGGATTAGATGTATCGACAAAAACAATTGGGTGGGCATTATTTAATATGGCCGACAAACAATTATTGGAACTTACACATTTTTCTCCGGTAGTAAAACCAAAACCGGAATATAAAATAGAAGAACATCTAAAAAAAGCCGAAGCTTTTGAAAAAAAATTACAAGAGGTAAAAGACTTAGGGATTGTAGAGGTAATAATAGAAGAACCTTTGTTAACCTCCAATAATATCTACACTGTAGGTACTTTATTAAGGTATAATGCAATGATTGTAAAAATAGTGTATGATGTATTAGGTATTATACCTAAATTTATATCTACCTACAATGCTAGAAAGTACGCCTTTCCACAATTAGTAAGAGAGAATGGAAAAGGAAAAAGAGTACTATTTGGTAAATTCCCAAAAGGATGTGATAAGAAAAAAATTATATGGGAAGAGGTAAGACAATTAGAACCAAAAATTGAATGGTTTTATACTCGTAACAATACCTTAAAAAAAGAATGTTTTGATATGGCAGATGCTTACACGTGTGTAAAAGGATATATGTGTAAAGAAGACATCTGGTAGATTTGACTCCTACCCATTTGTTGTGTAAATTTCTAACATGGCAGATTTCGATTTAATAGTTGATGTTTTAGAAGATATATTTGGTGAATGGAAAAATCATAACTCCCATTCAGGCCAAATCTCTTTTGATTGTCCCACATGCTCATTTGATATAAAAGGGTTGGACAAAGGTGATAAGAAAGGAAATTTAGAGATAAACTATAAAAAGAACATCTACAAATGTTGGGCATGTTCAGACACCAACAACACCAAAGGACGACTACACTATCTTGTAGGTAGGTGGGGGAACCCACAACAAAAGAAGATTTTTAAGTTAGCCGTACCTGAAAAGTTTAAAGAAAACGAGGAAAAGTATGACGAAATGGTTATCCCCCAAGGATTTACATCTTTATTGGATGGGAACAAACTAGATATTAGGTATAAAGAAGCAATTAACTACCTTAAAAGAAGAGGTATAACTAAAGATTATATAAAAAAATATAAATTAGGTTACACCATTACAGGAAAGTATAGTCATAGAATTATTTTTCCTTCTTACGATAAAGAAGGAGAACTAAATTACTTCGTTGCTAGAAGTTATGTTAAGACCAAACTAAAATATAAAAATCCAAAAGTCCAAAAAGAGAATATTATATTTAATGAAGATAATATTAATTGGAATGAGGACATTTATTTGGTAGAAGGTGTTTTTGATATGATTTTTCTACCTAACGCAATCCCATTATTAGGGAAGACTGTTTCAGAATATCTTTGGTCTGAAATATATAAAAAAGCCAAAGCTAACATTATAATATGTCTAGATGGTGACGCATGGAATTCTACAGAACAACTTTTTAATAAACTAAATGGTGGTAAACTACATAAACGAATAAAGGTATTAAAACTACCTAAAGATAAAGATATAGGAGATTTAAGAGGAGACTTATCCTCTTTAAATTTTATTGAATTAGAAAAAAAATAAATTATGGATATAACTATAGAATTAAGTATTTTTAATAATATTAAATACTACGATGAACCCCACACATATTATATGGGGGATAAAAAAATGACATCAGCAACTCAATTAATTGGGAAGTTTAAACAAAAATTTGACAGTGACTTTTGGTCAAAGAAAAAAGCTGATGAAAGAGGAATAACAAAAGAAGAGATTCTAAAAGAATGGAAAGATAAGTCAGATTACTCATGTGAAAAAGGAACACTATTTCACGAGTACGCTGAGAATTATTTAAATAATAAAATATTCCCATACCCAAAAGATAGGGTAGTTAGGATTTTGGAAGGTAACGAATTTAAACAAGGAGATATACTAAAAACAGATTTTGATAAATTAGTGGTATTATTTAATAAGTTTTATGAAGAGTCCTACGGCAAACTAGTCCCAATGAAATCAGAAATTATTGTTGGTGATGATGAATTGGGAATATGTGGAATGGTCGACCAATTATTCTGGAATAATAAAACAAACGAACTACAGATTTGGGATTGGAAAACAAATAAGGAGATTAAAAGAAATAATAGGTGGCAACAATTTAAAGAACCTCTATCACATTTAGATGTTTGTGAATTTAACACCTACTCACTACAACTATCTCTATATCGTTACATAATAGAAAAGAACACTAATATAAAATTAGGTGATTCCTATATTGTGTGGTTTAACGAAAAGAATAATAACTACGAACCAATCAAATGTAGAGATTACAGGGAAGAGGTAAAAGCTATGTTAAAAGAATACAATAAAAATGATTAACAAAATTATACATTTTTCAGACTTACATTTAAGGTTATTTAAAGAGCACAGTCGATATAGAGAAGTACTCACCGAATGTTTTAAACAATGGAGAGAAATAAAACCAGATAGGATTGTTTTTACTGGAGACCTAGTACACTCTAAAAATCAAATGACTCCAGAGTTATTAGAGATTGTAAGTTGGGTTCTTATCGAATGTGAGTCTATTTGTCCGGTTATTGTACTAATAGGTAATCACGATTTTTTAGAAAACAATCAAGATAGGTTAGATACGTTAAGTCCTATTATTGATAATTTAAATAAACCTAATATTACTTACTTTAAACATAAAGGGTGTTACGAAGACGATAATGTTCTATGGTGTGTTTATTCTCTTATGGAAGAAAATGAAAGACCCACAATACCAACAACTAGTGAAAAACATAAAATAGGTTTATTTCATGGCCCAATTGAAGGAAGTAAAACAGACTTAGGGTTTATGTTTGACAGTGGATACTCCCTAAAAGAATTCAAAGGACTAGACGTTGTTCTAGCAGGTGACATACATAAAAGACAAATATTTGACATAGATAACAATTCTAAGGTATATATGGTCGGCAGTCTTATCCAACAAAATTTTGGTGAAACTATTAAAAATCACGGATATGGGGTTTACGAATTAGATAATAAAGTTTATAATTTTATAGATGTTAAATCTTCTTCTCCCTATTTGAGTTTTAGAATAAAAGATATAAGTGATATTGAAAAACAAAAAGAAAAACTATTAAATGTTTAATATACCTAAAGAATTATATAACGAGATTGAAATGTTCTGTGAATTAAATAAGGTTGAAGATATTGATAATTTAATATTAGGATGTATTAAAGGGGGTTTTGCCATAGAAAAATTTGGAAGAACTCCAGTTAAAGGAGTTAAAGAAATAATAGAGAAAGAAAAAGAAGTTATTAAAGAAGTAGAAAAAGAAGTAATAAAAGAAATAGTAAAAGAAGTTCCAGTACATGTAGAGGTGGAAAAGATAGTTGAAAAGATAATAACCAAAACTGAGTATGTTACTGACGATAAAGAAGTTAAAAACTTATTAGGTGAAATAGAAAAGTTAAAAAATAAATTAGCTGTTAAACCTAAAGAAATAAAAAAAGAAGTAATAATAGAGGATACAACAAAGTTAGTTTCTCTACAAACAGAAATAAAAAAATTACAAGATAAAGTAGATGAGTACGAAGACGTACTAAATCATTTTCAAAGATTTAGTAGTAATAAAACCACCCATCTAAAATCATCTAACCTAAACGATGAATTATATACAGATTAAAATATGGAATTAATTATTTGGATTTTATCCGCTTATGGAATGTCCCAAATCTTAGTATTTGGTAGTATATTCGAAACAACCAGAACTTGGATAGCAAAACACTCAACATTTTTTGGAGATTTACTAGGGTGTATGATGTGTACCTCAACATGGGTGGGGTTCTTTTTCTCCCTGTCATTTTACTCACCAACTGAGACAATGGTAATACTACCCTACACAAATTTATTTTTTGATGGTATGTTAGCAAGTGGTTCAGTGTGGGCACTAAACTCTTTTGTTGAATGGTTTGAAGAAAATAAACCACCAAAAGAATCTTAGCATATGAATTATACAAATCCTTTTATAAAGGTAGTATGGGAAGATACACCAGAAAATTTTAATAATGAAAGACTCAAAAGAGTTAAGAGTTATTTTAAGAAAAAATATAACACACAGAGAGTTAATATAATAGCCAAAGTAACTGATGTTGATGGCACTAAAGGAACTCTTGATGTGGGGGATAAAATATTAGATAGTGCGTATCAAGATAATTTAGTAAAAGAATATTTAACAGACCAAGATATTGTTGTAGATTGGGATAAGTTAAAAAGATTAGATAATAAAGTAGAAGAAAAATCTTTAGAAAAATCAGGTGGTGATGTAGGTAATAAATTCTGGGCTATTAAATGGATTGAATTTGATAATTTTTTATCTTTTGGTGAAGGAAATAGGTTAGATTTTGACAAACTAAACGGTATAACTGCAATAGATTCTACACCGTCTAATTTTGGGGGTAAAACCACACTAACAGTAGACCTACTACTATTTCTATTCTTTAATTCCACTACAAAATCCACTAAAACAATTGAAATCTTCAACAGGTATACCGATAAAAATAGAGTACTAGTAAGAGGAGAGGTAGAAATAGATGGTGAAACATTTATTATTGAAAGAGGAATTATAAGAAATAAAACTAAAAAAGGTGATTGGTCCGTTAAGTCTGAATTAAATTTTAGTAAAAAAATTGGTAGTGGGACCTTACAAAATTTACAAGGAGAACAAAGAAGAGAAACAGAAAATATTATTAAAAAGTCTATTGGTACACTAGACGATTTCTTATTAACCATATTAACTACAGGAAGTAACCTAGAAGAGTTAATAGAGGCCAAACCAACACAAAGAGGAAGAATACTTACAAGGTTTATAGGTTTAGAAAAATTAAAAGAAAAAGAAGTTATATGTAAGGAAATGTATAATGAATGGTCTAAGACTTTGATATCTAATTTATATAATATAGTAGATTTAGATAGTGACTCTAATAGGTTAGAACAAGAAAATATTAATCACACTCAGACTACTGACACCCATAAGGGAAACGTAAAAGATAAAGAAGAAACTATAAAAAAAACTGAAAAAGAAAGAGACAAATTAATAGGCCAACAACATAAGAATATAGACCCTAAAATTGTGAACCTAGACCCACAAGAATTAAATAGAGAAATCGAAAGGTTAGAAAAACAATTAAATAAAAATAATGGTGAAAAAGAAACTATTATAGTTGAAAAACCTAATTACGAGTATAATGAAAAAACTCACAACACTACAAAAGAGGAGTTAAATGAAAAAAAGTTAGAAGTTAGATTATTAGAAAGAGAAATAACTACAGATGCGGAATTTATAAAAAAATTAAAAGAAAGTGAAGTATGTCCCACATGTAAAAGAACATTAGACGATGTTGACCACCAAGAAGAAATGGATAATAAAGTTAAGGTGGTAGAAAAAAATAATTTAAAATTAGAATCTGATATTAAAGTTAAAGAAAAACTAATAATACAAGAAGTAGAATTAGAGACCTGTATGAAATCATGGAGGGACTATGAAAGGAATAATCTTAAGAAAACTAAATACGATTTACAAATTAAAGACTTAAACTTTAAGATAAAAGAAAAGAATGACATCAAGTTACTGTGGGAAGAAAATGAAAAAAGAGTAAAAGAAAATAAATCAGCAAAAGAAAATATGTTAAAACTAAGAACTAGGATTGACACTCTCTATGCTGAAAGAGACAACCTAAACAACGAAATAAATAATCTTCAATCACAAATAAAACATAATAAAAATACAGTTGTTGAAAATAACAATAAGATAAAAAAGATTAAGTCAGAGGAAGAAATAGGTAAAATATTTAAATCTTATTTAATTGCGTATGGTAAAAATGGTATATCTAAGATAATATTAAAGAATACAATACCTTATATTAATAGTGAACTTAATAGATTGTTATCTGATAGTGCACTTTTTACAATGAAATTAAAAATAAATGATAGGAACGAATTGGAGTTCTGGATGGAAGATAACGAAACTTCAATAGAAAAACTATTATCCTCTGGTAGTGGATATGAGAGAACTATAGCTTCACTAGCTTTAAGAGCTGTTCTAGCAAAAGTTTGTTCCCTACCAAAACCTAATGTTGTATGTTTTGATGAAGTATTTGGTAAGGTTAGTGACGAAAATTTAGAATTAGTGGGTAACTTCTTTATCAAAATAAAAGATTACTTTGAAAAGATATTTGTAATCACCCACAACTCTTTAGTAAAAGAATGGTGTGACAATACGGTCACAGTAAAAAAAGTTAATAACGTTTCAACAATTAATTCCAGATAACGGATACCGATTGGTCGGATAAGTCTACTTCTAACTCCACAGGAAGAATAGTATGGTTCCTTATCTCATCTTCTTGCATATCTTCATAGTACCAAACACCCTCTTTTTCACCACCGTAACCACCCATATCATCTACAAGTATCTCTATCTCTTTTTCCGATTCAACCTTAGTGTAGTCCTCATCAAAAACTTCAATAGAGGCTTTAATTAATACACTTGTGGTGTAAATACTTATATTTTTAATACCCCAACTCCTTATTTCTAGTTCGTATCTCCAATTTACTGAACAGTCGAGATAAGCTATATCCATATCCCGGTCTTTATATTCTGGGAAATAATCCCCTAGTCCAGTAAAAGTAACATCCTGTATTTCAGTAGTAAAAGAATTAGGGTCATCCAAACGTTGTTCAACGATTGGGCTAACTTCTTCTTTAATAATTCTTTTAATAAATTTATTACTAGGCATAATTTTTGTTTATTAATAAATATATGTATTGCCCATAAAATGTTTGGTGTTATTTTAATTAACATTTGTTTGGTGGCCAACATAAAAATATGTATCTTTGTAATACTAAAATAAAATTATATGGCAAAGGATAAAAGAAACAAACAATATATGTTATTCGCTTTAGGTTATTGGGATAACATAAATGACATCATTAAAGAAATTGTAGAAGTTTTAAACCCAGTTACTACAGATTTTGGTACTATGAGGTATATACACTCAGAAACCTCTCTAATTTGCCTATTTAAGAGTGAAGAAAACTTCGAAAGTATGAGTGAGTATGTCATGGAAGAATTAGACGAAATAATTGACGTCTGTATTCTCATACCCAGACCAAGTAAGTTTACATCTAGAATGGACGAAACATTAGAAAATCATTTATTAGGGAAAACTAATCTAGATTTAGATAAGTTATTGGTAGAGGATTTAGAGGATTTACAAGATATAAAGGACATAATTGGTAAAAATGCGAAACAAAACACACCTAAATTTCGTATAAAAACTAACACTAACATTGTATTAGACCTTGATATCATCCTGGATAAGATTAGTGCAAAAGGAATGGACTCATTAACAGACTCAGAACTTAAATTTTTAAAGAATCAAAGTAAAACATGACAAAATGTCACCTAATTACTAACGGAACACTATTTGTATAATAATAAAATAAAAAAATATGCCAAAAAACAACATTTTCATCAACCAACAAGAAATACAACACTATCTAAAAGATGTTAGGAAATCTACAGTCTTAACTAAAGAAAGAGAAAAAGAGTTAGCAACCAGAATACTTTTTGAGGAAGTTTCTGAAGAAGAACTAAAGAAAATACATAAAGAATTATTGGAAGGTAATCTACGATTTGTAATAAGTGTAGCAAAAGATTACCAAAACCAAGGATTGGATTTACCAGACTTAATTGCGGAGGGAAATTATGGTTTACTTAAGGCAATAAAGAGTTTTGAGTGGGAAAGAGGATTTAGATTTATATCTTATGCTGTATGGTGGATTAGACAATCTATACTACAATCGTTAAATGATAACGCAAGAACTATTAGATTACCAGCTAATGTTATCCAAGAACTACATAAGGCTAAAAAAGAAGCAAAGAATGAAGAAGTTAAACTAAGTAAAAAATTAGAAAATCTACCAACTACTTTAAATCTAAGTAAACCAATTAATGAAGACGGTGACACTTTACTAGAGTTAATTCCTAATGAAGAAGCAGACTCACCAGATGCTCAATTCTACGATATGGGAGCATTAAAAAGAGAATTAATTGAAACAATGTCAGTCTTAGATGAAAGAGAGGCTATCATCATTAAAGAATATTTCGGATTAGTGGGTTACCCTAAGACACTCGCCAAAATAGGTGAGGATTTTGGTCTAACTAAGGAAAGAGTAAGACAAATTAAAGAAAAAGCTTTAAGAAAATTAAGAAATGAGAGTGAAGGGCTGTTAGACTATATGGCTCGTTAATATTTATAGTAAACTATTTTTTATGAAAAAAAGATTTTTTCCATTATTAATTGCCTTATCAGCATTAGCTGTGTCAGGTTCAGCAGCCTTCTATTCGGTTTTTGGTTTGAGTAAATTATTCGCTGGTGCAAGCACCCAAGTTATTATAATGGCTGGTTCTCTAGAGTTTGCAAAACTAGTAGTCGCGTCACTATTATATCAATACTGGGACACTATAAATAAATTCTTAAGAGCGTATCTTTCAATTGCATGTTTTGTTTTAATGATAATAACCTCTGGAGGCATATATGGATTTTTATCCGGAGCATATCAGACCACAGCAAATCAATCAGAACTATTAGATAAATCCTTAAGGATACTTAATCAAAAACAAGTTAGATTTCAAGAAACAAAATCAGATTTAACACTTGAGAAAACTCAAATAAATAAATCAATCTCCGATTTAAGAATATCATTATCAAATCCAACTTCAGTTTCATGGTATGACAAAAATGCTGGGGAGGTAATTACAACAACATCTAGTTCAGCAAGAAGAGCACTACAAACAGAATTAAAAACTACAATTGCAGATAGAGATAATGTCAATATTAAAATAGAAGCTGTATTAGATTCTATTAATAAAACTGATATGGCGTTATTGGATAAGGAAATATCTAATGAAGCAGAGAGTGAGCTCGGTCCACTAAAGTATCTTGCAGAGACAACAGGTCAAGATATGGGTCAGGTAGTTAACTGGTTTTTATTGTTGATTGTATTTGTATTTGACCCATTAGCTATCGCCTTAGTAATTGCAGCTAACATGGCATTTGCTCAATTAAAACCTAGAGTAAAAGAAATTGTGTCCCACCAACCAGACCCCAACCCAAAAGTTTCAGTAGAGGAATTAACAGAAAAAGAATACGAAAAAAGAATGAACATTATAGGACAAAATGGAAATGATGGACTTCACTATGAGGACCCAACTAAGTCCACACTTCCTCCGATGTCATTCGACATACCACTATATGACCCCCAAACAGGTGAGTTAAATCCATACTATGAAGACTTAACAGATAAAAAACTACCAACATATTTTGAAGAAGAAGAATTATCGAGGTTAACAGATACCACTCAAACTTTAATAGTTAAAGAACCAAAAACAGAAAAAGAAACCATTAAAGAGATTGTGGAGGAATTCCAAGAAGATGATTTGATTGACGAGTGGTTAGACGAATTAGGTAAAGAGAAAGGTTTAAATTCACAGGAAGAGAACTTACCTTTAAAGAAAACATTACGATACACGAAGAGGAAATGACAGAAATAGACAAACAAATAGATAAGGATAAGTTTTATAATGTTGTGGTTGACAAACCTAAAACACAAATTATTCTATGCCATACCGGAAGGGATGCATCCAACTACTACAAAAGTTTAAAATATAGGATGGATGGTGATTATACCAAAATTCCTCACTATATGATAACTAAAGAAGGTAGGGTTGTAGACATCATCCCACCCAACACAACTTCTAATTTTTTTGGTAAGGAAGATGTAGACACTAAAAGTATATTTATTATTTTAGAAAATTTAGGTTGGTTAAAAAGAAAACCTTCACTAAATGCACACGTCAACTGGATTGGTGATATTTATAAAGGAGAAGTGTTTAAGAAAAAATGGAGAGGACATCTATTTTGGGCTAGTTATACTCCAGAACAATTAAATTCTTGTGCAGAGTTAATAGTACAATTAAATAAAGAATTGGATGTAGAATTAGAATATACTGGACACAATGTGAGGATAGATAGTGTAGATAAGTTTAAAGGAGTTGTAAGTAGAAGCAACTATAATAATTTCTGGACCGACATCAGTCCAGCTTTTGATTTTGAAGAATTAATAGAAAAAATAGGATATGAAAAAAATAATTAAAAAAGGAGAGTTATCGGACTTAGCATATGATGATATGAAAAGTCTTATTGGACTATCACGTACGTTAAATGAACAAGTAGAAGATGTTACTGTGGATACTGAAGAAGTACAAACCGACGAATTCCAAGAAAGAAAAAGAAAACAGGAAAAGGCAAAAGAATACACTATTAGTGGGGGTAAGATTATTGTACATGGAACAAAAGAAAAAGACCTAGTATTAACTGGTGATGAGAAATCAGCATTCCAAGAAACAATGGATGGTTTTGTAGAACAAGTAGAGGACTTAGTAGATTTTAATGTTTTAAACATCTACAAAAATAATATTGAATGGTCAGGAAATCTAATAAGATTTGATGTAGAGTTTTATTATGCAGTTGGTGAAACAAATGGTGTGTATATTAATGGTACTATGATGAAGATAAATGATGACTATGTTGAAATGTTAGATAAATTAAGAAGTTTTTATGAAGTATTTTCTACAAAATGGGCAGGTGTACTTGCAAGTAGAAAAACAACAGAAGAACCAACACAAGATGAAGATATATAATGGAATACATTAAAAAATGTTGGAAGTGGATTTTAGGTGCTGTAGGTTTCTTTATAGGGTTAGTGTGGGTTATGAACTCAAACTCTAATAGGAAAGTTAAAAAACTAAAAAAGAATATAAGAAGTAACGAAAATAAAACTTCAGAAGTTGATGGTAAAATTAAATACGTAAAGAAGAAAAAGAAATACGTAAAGAAGAAGATAAATAAAACCAGTCAAGAACTCCAAAAGATAAAAAAGAAAAAACCTAAGGTTAAAAAAAGAACTGGTAAACAAGCAACCAACTCATTAAAGAATAGGTTAAAAAAATAAACACCTATGAAAAAACTTATAATACTATTATTATTACTTACTCCAGTATGGGCCTTTACCCAAACGAATACGTTTACGGACAGTGAAGTGGTAGAAATGGACTCACTATTCCAAGTTTACGAACAAAATGATAGCTTACAAAAAATTCAAATTAGTATTCTAAATAATCAACTTATCAACTATAAAACATTACATAGTCTAGATAGTTTAGAGTTAGAATTTATGAATGAAAAAACAAGGTTATTAAATCAAAGAATAGACCTATACATAGACCTAACTAAAGAGTTAAAACCTAAATGGTATAACAAACCAATCATACATTTTTTCCTAGGAGCTGCGACTATAACTACCTCCGCAATTGTGTTAGATAAAATTAAGTAGTTATCTTACCTTCCTTATATTTATATATAAAACTATATAATGGCATTAACTAAAACAGATAAATTAGAAATTGAAAGAATTTCAAGAGCAGAAATCAAAGACTTTTTAAAAAAAGCAACTTTCAAAACTACTGTCATTGATTTAGTTGAAAAAGAATTAAATTCTAACAACACTAAGTTCTCCAGAACACACAAAAAGAAAGTAGCCGATATAAGTGCAAAAGTTTTAATAGAACTTTACAAAGTATTTTGGTTGAGAAGAAGTTTCTGGGAGAACCAAATAAAAAATATTAACTAATGGAAATAAGTACAGGAATGAACCAGAAGACCCAATTTGATAAAGCTATGAAGAGTGGAGTAACCGATGCTCTATCTAAAGAGGCGACTGGAAAGGATTATTTTAAAGTAAAGAATACTTTAGATGGGGCACTAGCTGAAGAAACAATGATGTGTGAGGTCTGTGGTGAAGTTCATGAGGGTACCTGTGGTATGGAAGAGGAAATGGACGTAGAAGAAGCTACTGGAGCTAGTTCATCAGGTTCGTATAGTGGTCCTCTTTTTGGAAAAATGGAAGACAATAAGAAAGTAAATAAAGTAAAGAAAATAAAGAATTCTGATTTGGAGTACAATATAAAAGAATCTTTAAGGAAACATTTATTAGAAGATGAGGAGGAAGAAATAGATTCTGAAGAAGAAGTTGAAGAAGAAGTTAAAGTAACAAAAGTAAGAAGAAGTGATAAAGATAGGTTAAGAAGAAGACCTTACTCAGCAAAAGCTAAATTTAGAGCGGGATTAAACGAAGAAGAGGAAATGGAAGAAGAAACTGGTGCAGGTTCAGCAGGAGCTTATTCACAACCAGCAATTTGGGCAAAAAATAAGAAAAATTGGAGAGCAGTATCTGATAAGAACTTTCCTAAATATGGTGGACCAGGAGCGACTTATGTAAAAGTAAAAGATAAATGTAAAAAATTCCCTTATTGTAACCAGGGAGATATAAATGCATTAGAATTTTATGAAGAAGATAAATTAGTTGAAAGTATTGAAAGAGTTTCTAAAAGAATAGGAAAATCTAAATCCTACATAGCAAAAGTCATTATGGAAGCTATGGACAGTAGTAATTTAGGTAAAAAATTAAAAGATACCGCTGACAAAAGAGCAAAAAAATCTGAAAAAAATAATAAAGAAACTCGTATAACAAAAGAAGAGTTGGAAGAGGTAATAACAAGAAGTTTTTACAAATCTCCAGTAACCGACCCTAAAGCGGGCATTGTGGGAGTGGCGAAGATGGACCTTCCAATAGGGAAAATGTTTAGTATGTCGGGAAATAAACCAAAATATGAGTAATAACTGTATATTTATATAAAAAAAGAAATTATGGCAAAAAATAAATCTAAAAATATAGAATCAACACTAAAAGAAAGTGTTGAAAAATTAGTAAGTCAAGATATTAAAAAAGAAATAACTATAGGACAACTAAAAGATAGATTAAAAGAGGCGGTATCTACTAAACAAATACCTGGACTTGCAGTGACAAATAAAGTTCTAAAACAATCAGGTAAAGATAACAAATCTGGGGTTGACGCCATTATGAAAAAAATTAAGGATTACCTATCAATTAAAGATAATAGTAATCCTGAATTTCCACACCAAAATAACTCAAAGACTGACTATGATTCACCAGCTTACAAAAATAGTACAAAACAAGATGAGTATGTTGACGAATGGAGAGGTGGTGGAATGGAAGACTTACAATACAATACAGAACCTAGTGATGAATTTAAGGAGAGATTTAGTCAATACCTTGACGGGTCAATAGAAACAGGTAATAATGACGGTAAAGGGTCAGATGGACAACAAGTTGCAAATGTGGTACCTTCTAAGTTGGGTGAGAAGATAAAGAAAACAATGAAGAGAAAACATAAGGATTTAAAAGGCGCAGCTGGAGATGCTATTCCTAATGATTGGGCACATCACCGTAACCCAGGATATATGGGTGAAAGTGAAAACAAAATAGATGAATTAGAAACCGTAACTGTTGAGATGGATGAACAAGCGGAAACCGCTCAATCCAAAATAAAAAAAGTACAGGCTTATTGTAAAATAGCAGTAGATGGGAAAACAGGACCTAAAACGACAGAATGTATTAAAAGTATTCAGAAAAAATTAGGACTTACAGTAGACGGTAAACTAGGAAACGATACTTGGGAAAGTTTTATCAACAAAGAAAACATCACTGAAAGTGTAGATAAAGATATGAGTAGTATGAAACACTTATTTAATTACAATAAGAAAACTCAATAATTCTTTATTCCTTCATAATCTTTATTATAATTTGGTTATGGAAGGAAAAAGATACACACCCCACGAATTTCTCAAATACATTAGAGAACCAATGAGTCAAGACGATATTGACTTATGGATAAAAGCACATGGATTAACCTTAGAACTGTCGAGTGTGTTTTTTGACTTTGTTAATTCTTTATATGTTCTTGTCAATAAAACTTATCTGGGAGAAGATGTTATAAAAAATGTTGAAGACCAACAGAATCATTTTAATTGGTGTTGGGAAAGGGTGATAAGTAATTTTGAAAAAGAAAGTATACATTTTAATAAAAAAGGTAACCACTATGATTATTTTTGGACTTTTTTTTATGATACATTTTATAAAGAACCCAGTCCTTTAATATTAAAGAAAGTTGAGGATTTCTTTAAAGATTTATTTACAACAGGTTCTAAAAAGACAAAATCAGAATTAGACATCTACACAGAAATGTATAAAATGTTAGAAATTAATTTAAAATCTTGACAAGTAAGATAGTTTATCTTATTCTTAAGACAAATAGTATAATATGAGTAAAATTTTTAATTTGGTGAGTACTAAACTCGTAGTAGAAAAAGAACTATTAGAAGCGGAGTTAGAAGAAGTTCTAAATAATCGTCAAGACCTTGAATTGAATAAAAGACTAGACAAGTCAATTCAATTGATAAAAGAGATTTCCACAGTCATGACGACAATAAGTTTATGGGAATCTTATAATAATAATTTAACAAATAAGAAAGAATAAAAAAATGGAGACATTAACAAAAATTAAAGATTTAGTTGAAAGTTTATCAGTAGACTTAACTAAATTTTACGCAAAAACCAATAAGAGTGCAGGTGTAAGAGCAAGAAAATCAGCACAAGAAATTAAATCTTTATGTCAAGATATAAGAAAAGAAATTTTAGAAGAAACAAAAAACCAATAAGATGAATGGATGGGTATACCTTTTATTTTTCGTATGGTCCATTCTAGTGATGACTAGGTACGTCCTAACGTTCTTTCTGAGCTTATTTAGTAATCCACCAAAAAAGATGGAACTGAATTGGAAAGACATGGTCATACTAGGATTTGGTTTATCTTACTTCCTAACTTATTTAATAACAACAATAACCACATGATATATTCAGAAATAAGTCAATTACTACCTTTTTTCTATGGTATTAGATTACACGATAATTATTTTATTGTTGATATGAATATACCACCACAGTGGAAATATTATGAAATATATGGAGAGACTGTCGCAACCAAACAAAATGGAAATAATAAAGACGGGAGTGTGTCAATATCCCTATTTTCCAGTTTTGATAAAAGTAGTGTAAAAACAGTACTTAAGACAGCAGAACTTATCATCAAAGATAATCAGGAAAGAGAAGAAAAAGGGAGATTGTTAGAAGTTAAAAGGATAGAATTGGAAAAGTTATTTGAAAATGCAACTTTAGAGGACTTAAAAAGTATGAATTTTATAACTAATAAGAATATTAATAAACCAACATTAAACGATGAAGAAAAATCCAAAATCAGCGGAGTGGTTACAGAAACAGTTGAAAAGCGACAAGACACAAATAAAGAACCACAAGGAACAACTCATAGATAATATAAAATCTCTAGGGGGTATGTACGTGGGCAACACAGTTCAAAATACAAAAACAAAAGAAAAAAACACTCTATGGGAAAGGTTGAGAAAAGTAATAATGGGAAATTAAGAGAGTATCTTTCATCTTTTGCTGAGATTGCAGAATGTTTAAATAATGTAGATGTACCTTTAGAGGGTTTGGAGGTTATAGTAAAAGTGACACCACGAATACATAACGAAATCCAAGAAGAAATATCAAACATAGGTAGACTAACTGTCGAAAAAAATGAAACTTTTACAGTCAATATATCTGATAATAAATTTACATTTATTAAGTAGTTACTGTGTGTAGTGTTTGTATAACAAGGATTTTTTAAATCCTTTATTTTCTAATATGTTATATAACTGTTTTCTTTGTACGGTAGAAAAATCCCTAACCAACAAACAATGAACAATACTTTTATTTCTAAAGTGAGATGACATACATTCCATAAATCTTTTAGATTCGGACACAGTCTTCAAACTAAATAAAGAAAATTCGTCATCTTTTTGCATTACAATTTTATTGTTTAAACTAAACAATTGACACATTTCAGCTTTAGGTAAGTACTTTAATAGTAACTCATCAGTTTCTATTCTAGTTTTAGTCTGGTGGTCATATAGGGTACCCTCTATTTCATATGGAGTTACTTCTATAAGTTGATAATCCTGATTTTTAATGATATTTCGTGTCCACCTTCCCACATCATCTTTTCTCAGTTTACCAGCCTCTTTACCACTCTTTCTTTCCACTAAAGCAATCTCAAAAGAACAATCTTCTCTATTTAATATTTTTAATGGGAATATTGGGTTTGTTTTTCTCTTTAATTCTTTATATTTTTGATTAACTGTTTTACGCAAGTTAGAACTAAACAATATTTTTTTCTTTCTTTTATTATTAAACAGTATAATATGATATTTTTTTGAATTCATTATGACAAATTATTACGACATACTTGGTGTAAGTAAAGATTCTTCACCAGAAGAGATTAAGAAAGCTTATAGAAAACTTTCATTAAAATACCATCCAGATAAAAATCCTGATGGGGAAGATAAGTTTAAAGAACTTTCAGAAGCTTACAGTGTATTAGGTGATGGTGAAAAGAAAGCTAAATATGATTCGGGTGGTGGTATTAACCTAGAAGACTTATTTGGTCGTGGAGGTGGTGGCAATGCAAACCCATTCGATGCTTTCGAACAATTTTTTGGTGGTGGTGGGACAGGTCAAAGAAGACAACATCACGACAGCCCAAAAAGAGGGAGAGGGCAAGACTTAAAAGTTCACCTTAGTCTTAATTTAGAAGAGGTCTACCACGGTAGTAAAAAAGAAGTACACTATACAAAAAGAGAAGGTACCACACACATGTGCCCTCAATGTCACGGAAGAGGAATAGTCCAATCTATGAGAGGTAATTCATTTTTTAGGCAATTAGTAAATGTAGAATGTCCCTCATGTCATTCTACAGGTTATTTAAATGGTGGAAATATTATACAAAAAACTGTTAAATTTACAATTCCTAGAGGTTGTAATTCAGGACACTTTTTAAAATTAAGAGGTGGTGGGGATGGTTGTTTTGGTGGTGAATCCGGAGACTTAATATTGATTTTGGAAGTTGTAGAGACAACCAACCAGAAGAAAAGAGACTTGGATTACACTTACATTATGAGTATTTCACCATTGGAAGCTTTATTAGGAAAAAAAGTTAAGGTTCCACATTTTGATGGTCCAATAGAAATTGTTGTCCCAGCACTTTACAATACCGGTAAAGCTTTAAAAGCAAGTAATAAAGGGTTCGTTAGGGATGGACAAAAAGGAGATATGTTTATTCATTTAGAACAAAAATTACCAGTAAGATTAAATGAAGAAGAGAAACAAAAAATAAAAGAATTGTTAGAATCAGAAAACTTTAGTAATTGATGGGGTGCAAAGATTGTAAAAAGACTAATATTGAAAACAAAATTAAAACTAACTGGTCTGTACTATTAATATTTCTTTTTGTTATAATATTTTTTGTTTATGGTTTAATAGCATTTTATTTTGACATTCTAAGTTTTTTTTCTTAATAATTAGTATGGAAAAATTACAATATAAAATTAAAAATGGACCAAGAGTAGAGTCCTTAGTTGAGTACGAACTATATGACGAGACAATAGTTGCAATGTTCCAAGGGTTTAGGGGTGAAAATCCAGACCTAGATTTTATTGTTAAATATAAAGAACCAAATAAAAGGTTACGGACGCCATCACACACACATTGGATTGTTGACCTCGTAATTAAAGGTGAAATTAACAAAGAAAAAACTTTATCTTTCGTTAATTCTTTAATTATTGTTTACGATAATATAGAACCATTTACTACGGTAGAAGAAAGAAATACGTACGAACTTAAATATGTTGATGGAATTACCGAAACCTATAAAGAACTAAATAATATAGGGTCATTCTCTGTAGAGTTAATAACAACTCTAGTGGAGTTATTTTGTAAGTGTGAGAAACAAAGTACCGGAGCATTTATGTTCAGAAGTATGTTAACACTAACTAAAGAGTATCTAGAAGGTAAGAAAGACTATTACCAAATAATAGGAACCTCAAAGAGAGTTTAAAACAAATAAAAACAAGTTTATGAGATTATCAGATAACGTAGGAAATACACCATTAATCCCCTTAAGGAAAAATAACTTTACTATTTGGGGTAAAGCGGAATTTATGAACCCTAGTGGGTCGGTAAAAGATAGAATGGCAACTTTTATTATTACTGACGCTGAAAGTAATGGTTTAATAGAGAAGGGTAGTATCTTATGTGAGGCTACCAGTGGTAATAGTGGTATATCTTTAGCTATGTTAGCTGCAGAACGTGGATATAAAATAAAGATAATAATGCCTTCTAATATGTCGGAAGAACGTAAACAAATGTTTAGATTTTATGGGGCAGAACTAATAGAAGTAGATGCTGGGGATTTTGACGGTGCAATCGCTCTAAGAGATAGACTATGTGAAGAAAATGGTTGGTTCAACTGTAATCAATTTCACAACCCACTAAACATTAAAGCACACTATGAAACAACAGGACCTGAAATCTA